GGACTCGGACGAGTTGCTGCACATGACCGACGCCCAGCTCCGGACGTTCGCGTCACTTCTCTAGGAGACATCATGAAGATACTTCGTGCCCTTTGGCGCCTGATCGTCAGCGACGACAAGCCATTCAGTCAGGAATGGATGGATTCCCTCAAGTACGACCGCCAGGGATGGGCGGACGCCCCCTCATGGAAGAGGCTGGGACGATGAGCGAGTGGGGAAAGATCTGGCACGACCAGTACGGGTTCAATCGGAAGTTTCGGCCCGACCCCGAGACGGACGCGGAACGAGCCGAGCAGGTCAAGGACATTGCCCTGTTGATGCAGTCTGAGATCCATGAGTTGCTCCAGACCGTGGCGTGGAAGAAGCATCGGAAGGACACCCGGCACCGCCCGAACATGGCGCATAGCCATGAAGAACTCACGGACATCTTCAAGTACTTCGTAACGCTGTGCAACCTGTTTGATGTCACGCCAGAAGCGCTCCAGCGCTTGTACTGGGCTAAGTCGGCCGTGTGCGAGCAGCGATATGTCGAAGAGTGGGTGTCCGACTACGCGCGGGGCAACCTGCGGGCCAAGGTGGCCATCGTCGACCTGGACAACGTCATCTTTGACTACATCGATCACTTCGGCAACTTCCTGTACCTGCAGCCCCTGGGCGACGACGTACGGCTGACTCTGATTCGCCTGATCGGCGAACGCAAGTGGATCAGCGCCGAGTCGACAGGCATTCCGGTGTCGGTGTTCGAGGCGTACAAGCACATGTACCGGACCAGCGGCGCGAAGGCGCACCTGCCCTTGATGCCGTACGCCAAGGAATTTATGCAGGCGCTTCGCGGGTTGGGATACGTCATCATCGTTGTCACGTCACGGCCGATTGACCGCTACCCGAACCTGATGATGGACACGATTGCCAGTCTGAACCGACACGGCCTGCCGTACGACCACGTCTGGCACGGCCCGTCAAAGAAAACCGTCCTCGTCGAACGGCTGTCGCCGATGCCGTCGCAGATCTTCGCGATCGACGATGACCCGAAGTATGTCCAGGAATACGTCAGCCTGGGCATTCCTGTCTTCCATGTGTTGAACGGAGGGACGACCCCGCTGACACAGACGGTCGGGCGCGTACCCGTCGCCGACCTGGAAGATGCGTTGAACTGCCTGCACCTGATCGGATAGCACCCATGCCTGACTACGCTGACGCGGGCCACCGCCCGCACGCCGACCACCGGGGGGAGACCCCTGACTTCAAGATCACGAATGGCCCCGAGTCCATTTCCGTGACGCTGGACACCTGGGGGCCTCGCGACTACTACTCCGCGATGTTCGACTACCTCCAGTCGAACTGGGGCGGGGCGCCGTCGCGGATTCAGGAGGCGTTGGACCACCCAGAAATTGACGTCGACCACGATGTCGAAGTGTACCTCGACGCGTGCTTCGGCGGGCGCACACTCCAGCAAGTGTTGGAGGGCATCACGTTCTGGTTCACCATCGACGGCGTAACTCGCGCCATGACTCATGAGATGGTGCGTGCTCGGTTCGCCGCGTTCATGCAGCATGGCGGGCGCGACAACGACTGGCGCCATCGGGACTGGACCATGCCCGAGACGATCCGCCGGGCCTCAGGCGCTCGCATGCCGCCGCATCCCACAGCGCCCTGGGACGGCAAACGAGGAAAAGACCGAGTCGACGCCAAGAACCAGTGGCTGAGAGAACAGCTTGACGCCGACCCGACACTCCGGTGGACGTGTATCACCGACCACCAGCCTGTCGAAGCGCTGCTCGGCGCCTACGACGAAATCCTGCCCGATGACCGGTTCGGGTTGCAGGATGTCATCGAACACCACCTCCGTGAAGGCAAGCGCATCTACGCCGCGCTGGTCGACGCAGGCATACCGTGGCAGGACGCGCGGCGGCTGCTGCCCATCGGCACGCAGACGTACATCCACGGGATTTACAACTTCATTTCGTTGCGCGACTTCCTGGCCAACCGGATGGAGTTCATCATGGACTGGGAAATCAACTGCGTCGCGCAGCTGATGTACCGCGAGATCCTGATGAAGTGCCCGCCTCTCATCGGCAAGTACCTGGGGTCGCACTCCGACCGCCAGGGCCGTGCCGCGTTCGCCGGACTGGACTCGTGGCCCCCGGACATGAAGTACCAGCCCACGTTCGAGCAGGAAGACCCCGTGCTGACGCCGCGCCAGCATCGCCGTGAGCAGATGCCGTTCTGGGTCCTGGCCCAGTCGTCGTTGGACGGCGGGCCGGTGAAGTGGATTCCCACGAACGGCACCTACCCCCACGACCATCCCGACGCCCCCAAGCCGAGGACTCGGTGACCGTGCGGCGGGTCCACCCCCTGAACGCCTGGTTCCTGGGGGTGTTGGAGAAGCACCACGGGGCTGACCTGGACAGCCTCGCGGGATACGGTGACGACCATCAACGAAGTGACGAGGAGTACAATGGCGAAAGTGAAGCGCATGCCCCCGAAGAAAGCCGGCGACGTGTTGGCCAAGGCCCCCAAGGCCAAAGCCGACGACGCCCCGGCGTTCGCCCTACCGACTGACCTGTCGGAGCCGTCCGATTCGTTGCAGGATTACAGCATCCTGCTGTACGGCGCGAAGAAGATCGGCAAGACCACCTTGGCGTCGATGTTCCCTGGCGCCTACTTCCTGATGACGGAGCCGGGCGGCCGGGCGCTCCGCATCTACCAGACGCCTGTCACCACGTGGAAGACGGCCAAGGACGCGTTGCGGGCGCTGGAGAAGAACCCCGGCAAGTTCCGCACCGTCGTCGTCGATACGGTCGACATGCTGTACCAGCTGTGCTTCGCGCACGTCGGCAAGATCGAGGGGTGGGATCACCCGTCCGAGGAAGCGTGGGGCAAGGGATGGGCGGCGCTCCGCAAGGAGTTGTCCGACTACATCACGCGCCTGATGGCGTTGCCGATGGGCGTCGTGCTGATCTCCCATGCCACGGAGAAGGAGGTCCAGAAGAGGGACGGCACGAAGTACGACCGCATCCAGCCGACCATGTCGGGCATGGCCCGCGACTTGGTCGAGGCCATGGTCGATATCTGGATGTACTACGACTACGACGGCGAGGAGCGCGTGTTGCTGCTCCAGGGAGACGACCACATCGCGGCGGGCCACCGCCTGCAGGAACACTTCAGGGCACCGGACGGCGTCCGGTATGTGCGGTCGGTCCCCATGGGGAACGCGCCTGAAGTGGGGTTCAAGAACCTGATGGCGGCCTTCGACAACACGTTGCCGGTCCCCGACGACGTCGACGAGCCGCCGCCCGCCGTCGCGGCCCCGAAGGCCGTGAAGAAGATGGGCGTCAAGAAGAAAGCGAAGGCGTGATGGCGACATCGACCAATCCCCGTGACTGGAAAATCGAGTTGGCGTTGCTGCTCCGCGAGTTGACCGAGATCGCCAAGGTCGCGCGGGCCAGTTTGGAACAGGAAGCCGAGCACGCTCGGAAAATTCGGGAACGGTCCACGCGATGAAGGTCAGCGTCAAGCGCGTCGGGTCGCGGCCGGTCGACCATCCGTCCGAGGACCGCCCACAGCTGTGGCAAAAGTCCATGGCGGTGTGCATCCCGTCCTCGGGGCGGCCCGCGCTCTTGGCTAAGACGCTGCACACGCAACCGTTCCTGAACGACCGGTCCACCTTCATCGGCGTGGCCACTCACGAAGCCGCCGAGTACCGGACGATGCTTCGCACGGTCGCGCCGTCAGTCCGACTGGTGACGTACGACAACCCCGAGGGGTCTATTGCGGTCTGCCGTGAGCACTTGCGACAGGCCGCGTTGGACGCCATTCCTGGCGGCCGGATGGACCGCTTCTGGGTCGTCGTCACGGACGATAACGCGTCGTACTCGTACACGGCGCTCCAGACCTTGGTCGGGGTCGCGTCGTCGTGGCGGGAGCAGCCCTGCATCGTCGCAGGGATGCACGGCACGGCGGCGCACTTCGACCGTCACCGCATCGGAGAAATGGAGGTGCATGCCGGGTATCGATCCTATCCGCAGGTCGCCATGATCTTCCAAGTCTACCCCGCGTCGATGTACGCGGACTACGCGTATCCCGCTGATGCGTATGGACTGGATGACCGGCACCTGGCGTTTTGGGCCATTGCGAAAAAAGGTTTGACCCGTAGTCAATTCCGCGTTGCAATGGACGCACCGTTTCGGAAGTCGCGGTACCAAGCTGGCGGGCAAGGCGACGCGAGGAAACGGGCACGAAAGACGGGGCTGGCCATCGCACGGTTGGCCCTGGACTTCCCTGAATTGGTCGGGACACGCGGCACGTTCCCGACTCCATGGCAAATCATCTTTGCCCTTGCCGAGGGCAAGCAGGTTGACCGGTTGGCGGCCGGCAGCATGCGTAGTGAATCCGCCTTGATCCACCAGGAGTAGTCGTGGCCAAGAAGACCGCAGCACCCCAGACCGATTTCCAGAAGGCTCTCAAGAAGTCCGGCGCCAACTGGGACTCCGCGCGTGAGAAGGCCGCCACCAGCAAGGGCGGCGCCTACCAGGAATTCGACGACGGCAAGTACCTCGCTCGCGTCCAGAAGATGGAGCCCGGCGTCAACACCAAGGGCCCCTACATCATGGTGATGTTCAAGTTCGTGGACGGCGACTACGAGGGCCAGACCAAGCCGCTGTTCCAGAACCTCCAGACGGACGAGAACCTCTTCCACGCCGCCAAGCTGATCGGTTCCTTCGGGTACGAGATCCCCGAGAACATCGCCGACATCGAGAGCATCTGCGAAGCCATCACGGCCGAAAAGCCGCTCTGCAAGATCACCATCAAGACCAAGGGCGAGTACCAGAACGTCTTCCTCGACAAGGTCATCTCCAGCGACGAGGGCGACGAGGACGCCGAGGAGGAGGACGGCGACGAGGACGCCGAGGAGGAATCCGCCGAGGCCGAGGCCGAGGACGAGGACGAGACCGAGGAGGCCGACGAGGAGTCCGAGGAAGAGGAATCCGAGGACGAGGACGAGGACGAGGAAGAAGAGGAAGACGAGGAGGAGGCCGACGAGGACGACACGGCCGAACTCGAGATCGGCATGCGAGTCGAGGCCGAGACGGCCAAGGGCACGCGCCAGGGCGTCGTCCACAAGATGGACCCCGCCGCCGAGACCGTCAAGATCCGCGATGACGCGGGCAAGATCTTCACGGTGCCCGCCTCGGCCGTCTCGCTTCTGGCCGATGTCCCCGACGAGCCCGAACCGCCTCCGGCCAAGCCGAAGGGCGTGAAGAAGCCGGCCGCCCCGGTGACCCCGGCGCCGACGACCAAGAAGAAGACCAAGTAGCACTGCCCGGCCCCGACCGGGTGTAGGACCATGCGGGGGCGGGCGCGATGCCTTCCCCCGCATTTCCTGTCACGGAGGACACCTATGTCAGACATGCCGTCATCGTTCGCCGAATTGTTGCGGGGCCTGCAGGACCCTCCAGCGGACCCGCCCGTGCCCCCGGACCCCGACACCATGGACGTCGGCGAGTCCCGCCCCGTGACCCTGCAGGAGGCGTTGTGGGTCGAAGAGATCCGGGCCATGGCCGAACCATCCGCCAAGATCCGGGCCATCACCGCGTTGCTGCATGTCCGGTCAGGCGAGACGGTCAAGCATGAGCAGTTGGCCATCATGCCGCTGGAAGACTTTCACCGGGCCGTGTCTCGCATGATGGCGGACCTGATGCCCAAACTGGAGAAGGCTCAGCACCTCGCGTCGATGCTGAACTTGTTCCGTCAGACGCCGCCGAACGGGAGCGGACATTGAAGGCCCAGCTGAACGACGGCCCACAGGTGTGGTTCTGGTGCGCTGGGTGCGAGACGCATCATGCAATCGACCCAACCAAGTGGACATGGAACGGCGACACTGAACGGCCAACGTTCCGGCCATCGGTACTCGTGACCTACACATTCGGGGTCGAGCGCACGCCCAAGCGTTGTCACTCGTTCGTAACCGACGGGCATATTCAGTACCTCGACGACTGCACACATGCGCTCGCCGGGCAGACCGTGCTGTTGGAGGATGTCGAGCTATGAACCCCAGGAAGTTCACCGCGCTGGTCGGCCGGTTCTTCCAAGACTGCATGGGAGTCATGGCCCCGAAGAATTCAGACTACAATCCGGACGCCGCCGTTCTACTGGATGTGTTCCGGGCGGCCTGTGAAGAAGGGTATCCCCCGGAAACGGTGCTGCGCGTGTTTCTCCGCAAACACTGGACTGTCATCCGGGGATGGACCCAGGGGCACGTGCATCTGTCCGAGGGACTGGACTCCCGAATGCATGATGCCGCGAACTACATCGGCATGCTGTACATACTGTCCGTCCCAGAATATCGGGACGAAATCTTCGCAGGTATCTTGAAACTCGAGGGGCAAGCATGCGCGTGCGGGTGCGTCGGACAGCTGGCAGTCAGGGAGTCATACGACGGGAATCGAGTCAGAGACGAGCTCCTGTTGCCCCCACGGTGCGAACACGGCGCGCTGTTCCTGTGGCTACTGAGATTGAAAAGTACTTTGGATTCGAGTCCCGCGTCGTGGCCCATGACACGGAAGGTACTGGACTCGTTCCGTACGGCCCAGTCAGCTATTGGGGCTACGCCCCCGCCCGACCGTTCGCCTTCGCGTACTGCGACGCCACCGGCCGCACGGCCTACGTCCGATACACCGTAGACCCGTATACGCGCAAGCCGCTGATCGAAAACGACGAAGACTGGGACCACATCGTCGCGCTGCACGCCAGCGAGGAGTTCATCAAGGTCGGCCACAACATCGGCTATGACATGCGGATGGATCGGATGGTCGGGGCGCCTATTCTGGGCGATATCCACGACACGATGATTCTGGCGCACGTCATCACGGGCGGCGACGAGCTGATGTACGGCTTGAAACCGTTGGCCAAGAAATACTTGGACTACCCGGATGACGACGAAAAGATCCTCGAGGCGGCCGTCAACATGGCCCGCCGTGCCGCCAAGGCACAAGGGTTTTTGATTGCCGGGGGCAAGAAAGAGGTCGAGCGCGGCGACCATGTCGTGTTCGCGGGCAGCAAACCGGCCAAGGCCGACTACTGGCTTGGTCCGGAAGAGATGTGCGAGGAGTACGCTGTCGGCGACGTCCGGCGCACCATGCTGATGTTCCTGCTGTGGTTCGAGCGTCTGATGCGCGACCAGCGAGGGGCTGTCACGTACGCCCGAGAGATGCAGTTGTTCCGGGCTCTCCGTCGGATGGAAGACCGGGGTACGCGGGTCGACCCCGTGCATGCGGCGAAGCTGGTGAAGTGGTACAACGCTTACGCCGCCCGCATGCGCCGATGGGCCGATGCCAACGGGGCCGAGGGCGTGAACTTCCGGTCGCCCAAGCAGCTGTGCCGCATCTTCTACGATGAACGTGGCCTGGAACCGGCGTACACTAAGAAAGGTCACGAGAAAATCGAGCTCGCCCGCGCCATGGGCGAGGAACCCGATTGGGAGGCGTTGAAGAAGCATAGGTCGTTGGGCAAGGACCAGTTGGCCGAATGGGGCGGCAAAGACGAACTGACCGACACGTACAAAGACGAGATGGCCAAGGCCATCTTGGAATGGCGGGCGGCCAAGCAGAGCATCAGTTCGTTCCTGAACATTTACGAGAAGTTCTGGTATCCCGAGGGGCCGGTGTACCAGACCGAAGAAAATCTCGCCGAGTACAACCGGCGCCTCACCCTGTCGCCCCAGGAGAAGGTCGAATGGGAAAAGGACGAGTGGGTGTTCGTCCTGCACCCGAACTACAACCAGACCGGGGCCGTGACTGGGCGTATGACGTGCTCCGACCCGAATCTGCAGCAGGTCGCCTCTGCGACTACTGGTTTGCGCAAGGCCGACATCCCGAGCCGACCGAGAGAATGCTTCGGCCCGCGACCCGGATGCATCTGGTATCTACCCGACTACTCGCAGGTGGAAGTGTGGCTCTTCGCGTTCCTCTCCGGGGAACCGAACATGAAGGGCCTGCTCTTGTCTGGACACGATTTCCACAGCGGAGTCGCGTCAAAAACGTTTACCTCGCGACCGGACTACGAAGAGCGGAGCAAGTATTACCGGAAGCTGGCCAAGCTGATCATGTTCGGCAAGCTGTATGGTGGTGGTGTTGGTTCACGGGAGAAGCCGGGCCGCATGACCAAACTGCTCCAGATGCCGTTCGACGAAGCGAAGGAGTTCATCGAGTCGTTCGATGAGGAGTTCGCCCAGGCCACCGCGTTCATGAAGCGCATGGCCAAGGACGCCAAGCGTACCGGCGAGGCGTTCAACATCTTCGGCCGGCGCTACGTCCTGGGCCCGGACTGGGCCTACAAGGTCGTGAACTATCTGATCCAGGGTGCCGCGGCGGACATCCTGAAGAATGCCACCATCCGGCTGGACTGGATGTTGCAGACGCGCTGGGAGATCCTCGACCCCCGGTGCCGCATGATCAACTCCATCCACGACGAGTTCATGGTCGAGGTACCGTACACCGTCCATTCACGGCGCCTGATGTACGAGATTATCTACACGATGCAGATGGATTCCGCCCTGGCCGGGTTGCCGGTGCCGCTGCCGATTGGCATCAAGACCGCCAAGAAGCGATGGTCCCACACCACGGACGTGGACATTCCCGACTGGGTGAAAGGTGGCGTGCCGCGTGGCCCGGAGGGCACTCGATACTTCCGTGATCTGGAACGACATATGCAGGATTGCCCGTATACGGAATCCTATGCCGGGGCGCAAGCCCAATTTGCCCGCACGCGAGCTGCTCTTGATTTACGCGACGCTGAGCGCGAGCCAGAGCCAGATCGGGCTGCTCCGCGACGAAATCGAAGAAGAACGGCGGCTTAGGTTGGCGGCCGAAACAGAACTACGTCGCTTGACTGCTCAAGAGGACACACATGGCATCCGGTAATCCGCTTCCGCTGTTCGAGGCACACGGGGTCCAGTTCGAAGGGTTCACCGACGATCAGGCCTACGGGACGTGTCCGTTCACCGGCAAGAGCAAGAAGTTCTACGTCAACAAGACCACCGGCCTGTGGGACTCCAAGAACACGGGCAAGTCGGGGAACATCCCGCAATTCCTCTCAGAGATGGCCTTGCAGTACGCGGCGGCGATGACGCCCGTGCTGCTGAAGAAATTGGCCGCCGACCGGGGCGTCGACCCTATTGCGTTCGAGGGATGGAGCATCGGATGGAATGGGTCCGAGTACACGGTGCCTGCGTCGGGCCCTGATGGACTGGTGACCGATATCCGGTTCTACACCCCCGGTCGGAAGATGCGGTCGACTACGGGCGCCAAAACGAACCTGTTCGGCGCCCACCGGTTGAAGGAAGACAACACGGGCATCGTCTTCGTGTGCGAAGGCGAATGGGATGCCGTGGCCTGGGCCTGGGTGCTGAAGACCGCCAACAAAGCCGGGGCGGTTGTCGGCGTGCCGGGTGCGGCCACGTTCAAGCCTGAGTGGGCAACGTACCTGCGGAACAAGCGGGTGTTCGCCATGTACGACCACGACAAGGCCGGGCGCGAGGGACTGCAGTTGTGCGCCGAACGGTGCGCCAACACGGCGACGAACGTCTCAGGGCTGACGTGGCCTGACGACACCCCAGACGGGTGGGACGTCCGCGACGAGGTCAAGGCCAACTCGTCGAACATCCTTCGCATCAATACACTGGTCCGCACCTTGATGGGGCGGTTCGAGCCGGTGACGGTGGCCAAGGGCATGAAGAATGCCAAGCCGCCCGTGGCCCCGCCGCCCGCCTCCCGCAAGGGTGAGGCAAACACGTTGCCGCCTCCCGGGGCCAGCCGCGTGTCCACGTTCAAGGCTCCGTCGCTGGAGAAGGTGGAGGAGACGTTCCGGAAGTGGTTGTTCCTGGACAACACAGACGCTCTGCGTATCATGCTGGCGTGTGTGGTATCCCAGCAAATCGACGGGTCGCCCATCTGGGTCTTTCTGGTGGCGCCGCCCGGCGGGTCCAAGACCGAACACCTGAATTCGCTGTCGACGGTGGCCCACGTCATGATGACGTCATCGCTGACGCCGCACTCCCTGATTTCGGGGGCGAACTTCAAGAGCAACGAAGACCCGTCGTTGATTCCACAGCTGGACGGCAAGGTCCTGGTCATCAAAGACTTCACCGCGATCATCGGCATGCGTGATGCCGACAAGGAAGAAATCTTTGCCATCCTGCGCGATGCGTACGATGGCCACTGTGGGAAGGTATTCGGCAATGGCATTCAGCGCAAGTACGACTCGCGCTTTACGATTCTTGGAGCAGTTACACCACGCATTTATGACCTTGGCTCCAACCACGCTGCCTTGGGAGAACGGTTCCTCAAATTCACGCTCGGAGATAACCTCGACCACGTTGCCGAGGAAGACATCATCCGGCGAGCCATTACCAATATCAATCGCGAGACGTCCATGCGGGCCGAGCTCGCGGACGTCGTCAACGCGTTCCTGACCCAAACGGTCAAGACCGACGTGGTGCCCACCATCCCAGAAGAGATCATGAAGCTGATCATCAATCTGGCGCGGTTCGGTGCCCGCATGCGGGGGACGGTCTCCCGCGATCAGTTCCGCCACGACGTCATGACGTCGCGGCCCTCGGCCGAGGTCGGGTCACGTCTGGGCGTCCAGATGGCGAAGTTGGGGCAGTCGTTGGCTATGGTGGCCGGGCGCACCGAAGTCAACATGGACGACTACCGGCTGATGAAGAAGACGATGTTGGATACCATCCCCCAGCGACTGGAGGACATGGTCCGACTGATGTACCGGGCGTGCCCAACCCGTAATCACTACATGTCGGCGCGGGAACTGGAGATGGTGACCCGGTATCCCTCGGCGACGGTCATCCGGTTGTTGCAAGATTTGATCGTGCTGAACGTCGTGCGGCGGGAGGTCGGTGAGGGCGCCGTCGCGGCCAAGCCCCGGTACACGCTGTCGGATTACATCCGCCGCGCCTTGAACCAAGCGCACCTGTACATCACGGAAGAGGAATATGCCCGCAAGTCGGCTATCGCCATGCGGATCAAGCGAAAGAAGGTTTCGTGACGCCTCACAAACGAGCCGGGTTGGTTGGGCTGGTCGCGTTGTTCTTCATCGCGTCCGTCTACGATGCGCGACAGTACAAGTGGGAGCGGGATGAACTGCGCCGGATGCTGGACGAGTCGTATGACATGAACTGGCGACTGATGCAGGACTGCCCGTCGGTGGCACCGTCGGGATCGCTGGCCGGGGAGGGCGTGCGATTGGAAAAGCCGTCCTGCCCCGAGTCCGGATGGTTTCTGGTTGACGGCCGTCTGGAGGGACGTGACTGCGAGGGAAAGGTTACGGTTGTGTTCGGACCGGGGGATGTGGGCGTCGGACGTGTTCCCGCGATGCCGGTCTTACGTCCTGCAGAACCCTAAGGGCGACGTTCGGGGGTCCGGACATACCATGGGGGCGGCCCCCACCCCCGCGCCCCGCATATGCGTCTGCAGGACGAATGAACGTACGGGGGGACGGCGGGCACCCGGCCACGGGCAAGGAGCAACAGACGCGGCCGGGACAACGGTGGCGAAGCGCTGGTGCCCGCCGCCCCCTCGTACGTTCACTTGGCAATGTCCGCGATGCGGTTCAGCCAGCCCTTCAAATTCGCCCGCTGCTTGGGCAACCGCCGCACCTCATCGTGACAGTGCCGCTCCCATTCGGCCCGGTACATCCGCCGCATGGCTACAGGGTCCGTAGCGCGATTGACGGCGCCCGCCGTGACCGGACCCACGACCCCGTCGACCGCGACGCCCACGATTCGCTGCAGACCGCGTGCCGCATCGTCGGGGCCGGACATCACGCCCCAATGCACGGCCATCTCAGCCAGGGCGGCATCCTTCAACAACGAGAACCCCGGCCCCCGGATGTACCACGCCCGGTAGATCCGGATAGCCGTATCCCGTGTCAACGCCTGCATGTCGGCAAGGGTTGCGGTGCGCCTCAGCCACTTGGAGTAGGTGCGCCACGTGATGCCCCACTTGGTCAAGCCACCGAGATCCGTCGCGTGATTTGTCAGCTTCCCCGTCTCCCACCGGAGCACGGATTCCAGGATGGCGGATTCCTCGAGGTCGGTCATGGCGCCGCCACCTCCTCACGGGACTGATGCTGGGAGCGAAGTTCCGCGCGAACGTTGCGTGTGGTCTGCACAACGAGCAGGAAGGCAAACGCCGCCAGCACAGACTCCTTTACTAGAATCAAGTTGTTGGCAGGCATCGGGTATCGGAGCGCGATGGCGCTGAGCACGATGATGGCGCCGCCGAAGTACCGCACCATAACGTCGCCAGTCTTTGTCATTGCGAGCCACGCCCACGGGCGCGTCGCCGTATACCGCCGCGCCATCAAATAGCTACGGCGATACTGCAGCATCAACCATGTCTGCAGCGCAAACGATGTCGATACGCACACCACGACACACACAAACAGCAAAGTTTCAATCGTCACGGCTTGGATCCTTCACATAGATGCCGGAGACCACGCGTGCTTCCATGCACAGAGCATGGACACGGTGTTTCAGTTCGTCCAGTTCTCCGGCGTCACGCCGCTCGGGTACCGGGGGAAAGCGCACATCGTCGACAGGCTTGCTCGGTCGGAACGGGGCCGGGGTACGATTCAGGCGGTCCATGGAGCCTCCTACTCTGGGGAGATTTCTGGACGGCCAGCACGGTTCCATTCGGCGACGGCGCGGTGCCGGTCATACATCGCCCAGATGCCCTTGGTGATTGACGCGACAGCAATGATGATGACGCTGATCCGGTTCGAGTACACGGACGCCAAGATCATGTCGGCATGCTCGGTCGTGTGATTGGCGATCTGGATCAGGGGCGGCGGAGATGTCAACACGCCCCGCGTACCCTGCTGAAGAATGGCCAACGCCTGAATCAGCCGGAGGACGGCGGTCCGGTTGCCCGACATCGCCAGGATGTGGAGGAACCGGTACTTCCGCCAGTGCGACCGTCGAAATGCGGAGTAGCGCATCATGACGTCCCAGCACTCGACGGCATGCACCACGACCATCAGGACGCCAAGGGCCAGGGCCCACCACTCGACCGGGTATGCGTAAAACGTCATCGGGACTTTCCCTTCATCCGTTCGTGAATCAAGAAATTGTGGGCATCCCACAAGATCGGCGCCAGCTGGTTGCGTAGCGCGTGCAATTCTTCACGGTGGTCGGGTTTCGGCGGTAGGGGTGCGACGTCCAACGGGGGCGGGGCCTCCACGCGTCCAAAGCGCCGAATGAACTGCACGACCCGGTCAATCACGGGGTGCTTCTTCCTTCTTGGCTTCAATGACATGCTTGGTGACCCCCATCAGCTGGTACACCAGTTTGCGCGTTTCCCGGAGTTCAACGTCTTGTTCGGCGATACGCTTGTCGCGGATGTCGATGGCCTCTTTGGCAGCCTTCTCGATGACAGCGACGATACGCTCGTGCGACGTGGCAAACAGCCACCACGGCTTTGCTTTCCACCCGCCATACAGGATGGCGAGCAACAAGGCGCCGATTGACCCGCCGCCGATAGCTTTGAGAATCAGATCAAACGACGGGTCAGTCGGCATGGCATTACTTCTTTGGAGCGGGGGCCTTGACCAGCACCATCTTCTGGAAGTCCCACGAGTCAACGTCGGGGTCGCCCTTGGCTTCCGTGATCAGCCGACGCGTCAGCGCCTGGGTCTGCGTCTTGGAGGCCGCCTCGCGCATGGTGGCGTTCTCGGCCAGGAGTTGAGAGATGAGCGCATCTTTCTGGGCGAGCTGTTCCTGCATTCGCAACAGCGCTGCTTCGAACTGCCCAGCCTTCTGTTCTGCGGTCAAGGTCGCCCCGACGGTCAGGGCGTTCGGGGCGGTCGTCTGGCCGTAGGCCATCGTGCCGAGGATCAGCATCGTGGCCGTGAGTGTTCCGAAGATGAACCGAATCATGTGTGCTCCTTGCACGTCACCGGTAGCGGTGACTCGTTAAAGGGGGAATCGGCGCGGAGCGACCGCGCCGATCCAGGGTTACCGGCGCACGGCCCGGACGAAGGCCCCGGTGCGCTGGTTGATGCCGGTCAGGTCCGTGCGGCCATCGCCGTCCAGATCTCCGGCCGTCCAGACCATGTTCGGGCTGAGGCGTACCCACTCGAACTGCTCCCAGACACCCATGGCGGCGTAGGGCGACGTGTAGCCGAACGGCGTCGACTTCACGAGCAGGTGCCATTCCGAGTCGGCGTTGTAGATCAGGATGTCGGCCGTGGGCTTGACGCGCACGGGGACCGCCGGACCGTAGACGTTCAGGTGTGTCGGCGGCGCGTAGGCATCGTTCAGCACCAGAACCTGGCATCGGCAGATGCCACCGGGGTCCGACTGCTCGACGAACGTGGACCCGTTCGCGGCAGGGAAGGTACGGTCCTGCGCTTCGGCGGGCGCCGCCAGCGTGGACATCAGGAACAGCATCATCAGGGACCACAGAAACTTCGTCATGTTCTCATCCTCAAGGGTGGGCGTCCGGATCGACGCGACCCCCGAATGGTACCGCGACACGGGGGCATATCCCCTGCAAAGTCGCGGTACTGGTATTAGGTCAATGACTCGCGTACGTCGATCTCGTCCATCATGACTTGCGTGCTCGTCGGCGTACGCAGTCCGGCGAGCATGCCCCCGAACGACACAGGCACGGTCGCCGCGATGGGGAACCCCGGCTTGCCCGCCGCAATGTTCGCAGCGACGAGCGTGTTGATGGCGTTGACGTCGGTACCCAGCGCCTGCGCGGCAAGCGCCTTTGTCAGGTAGTAGTCGCGGAACTGCAAGGCGCGAATCTCGTAGACCTTCATGTAGTCGTCTCCTTACGGGCAGAGCCCTGAGTAATTGACAATCAACCCACCAGACACAATCAAATTGCACGAAGCCGTAACAGCAAGCGTCCCGCTCCAGCCGGGGGTTGATCCTGCGTAGTATTGCGTCGCGTACATAGTGTCCCACGGGTTAGACGCTGAACCGATACGGGATGTGCTTGTCGCTTCCCCGGACTCGAAGGCGTACGATTGCCCAGACACCGCCGGCACACCGAGGTAGAGCGTCTGAACACCTGACACAACGCCTAGTTGAAGGTGCGCCGAACCGCCACGCATGTTCAGGTAGTCGCCAGTGGCGTTGCCCCAAATAGATGCGTCAGGAGATCCTGCTGTGCCCCACGAGATCGCCTTTGCTGCTGCGTAAGTTGACGTGCCTGCAACGAAGTTCAGGCCGTTGTTTTGCGTCAGCGCGAAGTTGCCCGTGCTCGTAACGTTGCCGCCCGTCGACAGTAGAATGCTGCCCGTGCTGGTGATATCGCCTGAATTGCCGTCGAACTCGAGCGTACAGCCAACTGCTGTCTTACACAGCCGGAAGTAGCGGTCAGTAATCTGCACGTACCCCTTGGCGCCGACGCCCGAATGCCAATCGCCGAGCAACCACCCGTTCGCCGCACTCAACGACGCATAGAGTGTGCCTGCAGAGTTGTATGCCTCGATAGCGCCGCCGTACGTGATCTGGAATCGTTCATTGGACACCGACCCGAACTTCGCCATTGACGCATCGAGGATAGTTCGTGCCGTGCCGGCCGTGTCGTTGATCTGCACCTGCGTCGAGTTGACGACCACGCGCTGCGTTGTGCCGACGCGGAACAACGCCTGCGTGCTATCGATGTACAAGTTCTCCTGTCCAGCACCATCCTGGCCAATGAGCACCGCGCCCGTCGAACGGTCCACATAGAACCTCCGTTCGGCCGCATCGTCGTACATCTGGATGCCCGGAGAAGACAACGTGATCAAGGGGTTGGTGCCCCATCGCAACGCGACGACCCCAGGATCGATGTACGTGTTGGCCTGCCCCGCGCCTGACTGACCCAGCAGAATGCTCGCATCGGGTGCAAAGCGAGCGTTCTGCGTCGTGCCGCTAGTCATGAAGCGAATGCCGTTCGTCGTGTCGATACCGAGCCACCCACCTGAAGGGTTGCCGAACGCGGCGCCCCATACGGTGGAGGCGCCATAGTCGAACAGCCCCTTCATGTTGCCGAGCGCCCATCGCGTCGACAGGGCGTTGTACGTCGTGCTGGTGCGCTCGTATCCCTGAATGGTCGGCCCCTGCTCGCCACTGCCCTTGATCGACTGGATAGCGTACATGTTGATGCCGCCATCCCCCGTCGTGCCAGTGTTCGCCAACGCGACGCCGCCTGCCCACGCGCGGGCCGGGAACACGCCACCGTAGCCGCGCGTCACGTCGTAGGAATACGGCGTCAGACCGATGCCCACAATCTCGACGGTCACACTGCGCCAATTCGCCGATGAGATCGTCAGGGGCGAGGACGCGGCCACCGACGTGGCCAGGATCGGCCCATTGCTGTCGAAGCTGGCCGATTCCGGCACGGCGGTATTGTTCGAGCGCAGGGTGTACCCCGAAGGAGCGTTCTGGATGTTCGTACCTGCCGACGACATCGCCGCCCGCGCGACCCAGGAACTGTAGTCGGATTTGGACAGCGTCAGCGACGGGTACGACAGCGACGTACTGGCGGCGCCGTTGTCGTGGCTGCACGACACAGGAATCGGCATGGTGCCCGCACTGCTGCGATACACGGACGACATTACACTGGTTGCGTTCGTCCACGTGCCCGACGCGGTACCCGCGCCCGAAGCAATCAGGTATCCCACGCGTACACTGGTACTGCCCCCGCTCTGCGTACACAGCGTGGTCCACCCGCCGCCCGGCAGAGAAGGCGCCGTCGCAGCGTTCCGGAACGCGAACACCAGCAACAGGTCGCCCGCCTGATGCGTGGGCAGCGTGACGCTTGTGGCAACCGCTTCGGCTTCTCCCACGAACGAGATACTCGACGCCCCGGCGCGTGGCCCGCCCGTCACCTGCACGAACTCGGTCTGCAAGTTGTCATTAATGTAGGCGATGTCATTGACCGCCATCTCGTTGTGCGTGGTCAGGAACGTGGTGGCTCCCGAGGAGACCGCCGCTTCCAGCTTAGTTGTCGGCGTGACCAGTACGGCACCGCCGACAGTCGAAATGGCATCCTGCGCGACCAGCGTCGTCGCGAACAGGCTCCGGACCCACAGGTTCGCGTACTGACTGGCGTAGACTCCCAGGTCCGTCGTGAAGTCCTGGTCCGGCCCGACCTGACGCACACCGGGGCCAAAGTACAGGCCATTGGCGATGCTGGCCGCTGCCGTCGACCGAAACAACGTCGACCACGACGACCCGGCATCGTTCCCGGCCTCGAACCGGAAGTTGCCCCCGACGATGCCAGCACGCCAGTTGCGCGACCCCGAGGCATTACCCGTCGCGTTGTACTCCCAGTAGGCGTTCGTGCCCGTATTGCCGATCCAGGTGCGCCCGCTGTCATAGGCACGAAGCAATGCGGTCGCGCCTGTGGCTGAGTCATAGACCGTGAACGGATCGGCCGACCCGCGATAGCCAGTGGCCGTGACCAGGTCATTGACCGTCAAGGGCTCAACAAACGTGATAGCCGTATCCCCGAACTGCGCGACGTTGGCGCTGTCGGCGACGTTGCGGATGTCGACGGTCCCACTACTGGTGCGAATCCCTCCGGTGCCCGTGATCAGGTCGTTGGCCCCGGACAGAGACAGGTTGGCGTTGACCGTGGTCGCGCGGTTCAGGGCAATCGCCGAGTCGCCAATCGTCGCGGAGTCCGACGAATCGGCGACGTTCCGAATCACCACGCTGCCCGAGCCTGCGCGAATACCGCCCGTCCCGACGATGAGGTCGTTGGCGCCGCCAATTGTGAGCGCGCCATTGCTGGTCAACCCTCCGTTGAAGATCGCGGTCGCCGTGAAGGTCTGGGCCGGCACCCATGTCTGGGCAGTGTCGGTGAAGCCCGTCACGCCTGGCAGGTCCGTCTTGGCCAGAGCGCGGCGGACCACCTCGAAGTTCGACGTCCCGATCAGGAGCACCTGCGTGCCGCCCGAAGTGCCTAGGCCCTCCAACCGCACGGTAGACCCTGCAGGCGGCGCGTACGTGCCGACCGACAAGGCACCCGCGACCTGGTTCGGTTGTGCCTGTAGCGTCCCTGCAGACGCCCACAGGGCCATCCACACGACCATCATCACCATCCATCGGTGCATCATCACTGGTTCTCCAACGAAGACATGCCCACGAAGCCAGACGCCGTAGCGGCCGACATGTTCATTTCCAACTGGTAAACCCCGTCCACGGTCACCACCGGGAGATTGTGAACAACCTCGGACACATTGGGTGCCGCGACAGCGCCGCTGCTCGCCGAGGCTGTGCCCAGAATGGTCGTGCCATCCGTGTAGTTCTTCATCCGGAACTGGCACGTCAAGGCCCCGTTGCTGGATGAGAAGTAGGTGCGGAACCGCAACGCGTTCGGGAAGTCGGCTGCCTTGAGCAAGACCGGCACCGCATTCGGCACCGGGCGCCAGCCCGTCGTGTTGACCGGTTCGGAGTTGTTGCCGCCCAGCAGGATACGGACCGGGCCAGCCGTCGTGCCGCCCCCGCCTGTCGATCCACCCGTGCCCGGCGTCGCAGGAATCACGCCGCCCGGCGACGACGGCGCCGCCGCGCCCGACGACGACACGGCAGCGGCTTCGTTGTCGGGTGTCATCTCGCGCCAGAAGTCAATGAACCGCTCCCGGTACGAATTGCCGAGCGCCATTTCGATGACGTACTTCAGCGTGTAGGAATCGTCATCCACGCCCGACACGGACAGCACGACGAAGTTGACCGTCGACAAGCCTCGGTTCGGCAGGTTGACCGGCACACGGGCACCTACGACGGCGTACGTCTCGTCATAGGTTTCCATGGTCAACATGGTCTGTGGCGCTTGCCCGTACCGCGTGATCAGTTCGTCGGCATACGCCTGCGCGACTTCCTTGACCGAGGTCTGGGGGTAATCATCTGACCGGCTGAAGAACCCGTACGTCGAGACCCCTGTCGGATTGCCTGCGCCGACTACCAGCGGGAACTGTGTGACATACTCCACCAGAAGAAAATCGTTGCTGTCCAGCAGCGTTTCGGACACGTTCTGAACGATGCGGTTGTTCGCGGGGTCGTACTCGTACGGAGCGCCGGACCCCAACGCGCCCAAGACCTTGGTCGCATCCACGGCGCCAGGATTCGTGGTCACGACAACTTGGCCGATGTCCTCGACTGGGTCGACCACGGGGAACGCGAACAGCGGGAAGTATCGCGTGACGCCGTCGCCGTAGATGTAGTCCGCGAAGTAGCCCTGGCCCGTGCCTCCGAAGAATACCCGCTGGTCGTTGCGGTAGTCGTCGAAGTTGCGTTCAATCTCGATGGTGCCTTCCAACGGCGTTGCGCTGGTCATGGTCGGCAACGTGACCGTCGAGGGCGGGTACGCGCGGAAGACATTGTCCGGCGTAATGGTCCAGATCCATTCCTCTTTCTGGACAAGGCGGTCCGTTGGCTCCATCCCTGGGCGCCATGAATAGCTGAGCAGCGATCCAATCGCGGACCCGGCCGGCATCGCGGGGTCCAAGCGCGTGCCGAACGCGAAGTTCAACGTCTGCTGAATGACCGTCAACGCGTCCTTGGTCGTCACGGACGGCAAGAAATACGTGTTGATCAGGATGCGGTTGATGTAGGAGTTGTAGTCCTGACACGTGACGGTGAACCGGTGGCCCGAGTCGGCCGAGAACGGTGACTCCCCCAGACGCGTGATGAACCCGCCCCACAGCCACTTGGCCAGAATGGACGACGACGACACGGCGGCCCCGGCCGGGAACTCCAGCGTCCCCGCCGTGGATGAGCTCCTGGTCATGATTCGGGCGATCAGGGTAATGCCCGGCCCGCCGCCGTTCGGGATGGACAGGACGCGCCCGACGTCTGTCGTGTTCAAGGGCCCGCCCGCCGTCACGGTGAAGTTGACCGATCCGTTAACGGTCTGGATTGTCATGGTGCGACGGTCCTTGACCAGCTGCACCGTGTGGCCAATGACCGGCCGATACGACCCGTCCGTCGAGATCAGCGAGCACGTCAACGTGCCCTGCTCCTGGACCGTGGACTCGTACTCCAACGTCCCCGGCACTAGGTGCAGGTTGCGGTCGGCGTTGTTGATGTACAGCGTCAGGACGTCCATGGACTATCGCCTCACCACGCCACGGTCGCGGAGGTACCGGGCACCGTGCCGCATGCTGGACCCGCCGATCTTCCGCCCGTCCAACCAGACATCGACGTTCGGCTGCGTGCTACCGGACCGGTGCATATCGTCGCGCAACGGCCGCACGACCTCGGCCTCACGCTCGCCAATCATCGCCAACGTCGGCTTGTACACGATGCCGCCTGTTGCTAGATGCGGGACATTGAGCGTGGGGTCCGGGCGTTCCGACGCCGGCAGTTCCGGACCATCGCCTTGCTGCTCGAACTCGTACGGGATCTTGAGCGTCGGCATGTTGCGGAACTGGTTCGCAATAGTGTCGGGCAGCTCTCCGGTCTTGTTCGTGATCTCGTTGATACCACCCTTGGCTTTGTCGACAAACCCCTTCCACGCGGCAGGCACTTCGCCCCCGAGGGCCGTGATCAGCGCGGCCAGTCCCGACATCAGAATGTTGTTCAACGACAGCTGCTCGTCCTTGATGACGCCCGTGGCAATCCCCTGCGCAATCAACTTGGCGGTCGCCTCGTCGATGGGGATGCCCATCTGATGGTGCGCCTCGTACACGTTCTGGAGATACCCCTGCATCAATCGGAGCGTCTCGTTCTCCGTGAATCCGGCGGCGATCAGGGAGTCGTACGTCTGCATCCCCTGGGTCTCCATATCGGCCAACGACTCGGCGTTCAAGGCTCCGGTGATCGAGGCCGCCATCATCATGGTGTTCAAGGCACTGGCCGAATCCACGAGCTCCCGGTTCTGATTAACCCGGTCACGGAACTCGGCCAACCCGGCGACGGCCGTCCCCTCCATCGACAGGCCCAGGCCCTGGTACATGCTGATCAGGGAATCGAGCGCTGGTCCCATAGCATCCAGTGCCGCAATCGTCCCCATGCCGCCCTGTTCGGCGGCGACGAACCCGGCCAGCGCAAGGCGCCCCATTCTGGCGAGTTCGTCTCCGGCGGTGGCGGCGCCCTGGGCCTGCTTGGCCATCAACTCGGCCAATGCCTTGTTGGCTTCCTGTGCAGCCTTTCGGTTGGCGTCCGAGTCGTCGTCCTTCAACGCGGTCTGGGCATCCTCGACGGCTTTCCGCGCCGCCTCCATGTCCGTCTTCAACGTGCCGTACTGCTTGGACAGGCCGCCGAATACGCCGGTGAGGGCCGTGGAGTACTTCGTCGTCTGCTCGGCCAGTACCTTGTACACGTCAGCCGACCGCACGCCCATGGATTCGTTCAGGGCGATGATCTCGGCAATGACGGGCGGCGCGATGCGGCCAGTCGTCTCGACGGCCGTGACGATGTTAGCGAAGTTATCCTTGAGTACCTTGGCGGCATCAGCCGCGTCGAAGATGCCCCGCTCCAACATGACGAAGACATCGCGCAACTTGCCGATCTTGTCAAGGTTAGCATCCCACCCGCCAACCTCGCCGACGATGTCCGACATGTTGTACAGGCCAGCGGCCACCTGATCGCCGAACTGCTTCTTGCTCTTCTTGATTTTGTCGGCCAATCCCTTGCTGATGTCGCCGCCCCACTCCTGGCCGACATCTTCCATGATAGACCGCGTCTCGCGTCCACGCCAGTAGGCGACCATGATGCCGACGATAGCGCCCGCGACAGCGCCCCAGACACCGGCCACCATCATGCCCTTGCCCATGGAGGCTGCAATGCCCGCGCCGATGGCCCCGCCGTACATCGCCCCGGTCGAGGCACCGCCCAACATGTTCTTCATCAAAGAATCGCCCGACGTCGCCTGGGCCAGTGCCCCGACCCCGGCCAGCATCCCTGACGCCAGGCCCATCATCCCATCCATCATCATCTGGCCGCCGCCAGCGACTTTTTTCTTCATCATGTCCCAGCCCTTGTCGAACTGGGCAAACCCTTCGGAGAACATGTCCCCGGCCGTCAAGGCGGCCTGTCCCGCGCCTGCGATGCCTGCGATGAACGACACCCAAGAATCCGCCCCGGCACCGACCGTCTGGGCAATCTGCTGGAACTGCTGGGTGAGGGTCGCCAACGGCGCCCGCCACGCGCCCAGGAACTTTCCGCTCATGGCAATTTGCGCGTCGTACATCTTCTTCCACGCTTTTCCGATGGACTCGGCGCTGAACTTGCCCGAATCCGCCATCTGCGTGAAGTCGGTCTCCGCCCCGTCGGCTGCTTCCTTCATGGCCTCGTTGGTCAGGATACCGGCTTCCCTCATGCGGAAGACGATGGTGTCTGCCGTGCGGTTGACGACGTCGATGCGGAACTGCGCCTCGGCATTGATGGCCGTGACCGCCTCGGCATACGCCCCGGCGTTTTCCGCCTTGGTCTGCTTCAGGCCTTCAATCTTGGCCTTGCGTTCGTTCTCGATTCCCTGAATCGTAGCAGCGACACGGGACGATTCGGAGTCCTGAATCGCCAGATTCGACGCACGGGCCACCTGTGCGAGTGCTTCATACTCGTCGCGGGTATCCTGCTGGAGCTTGTTCATGTACGCGAGGTCCGACGTGTCCAACGTCATCTGTCCGCTGGCCGGGTCGAACATCGCAAACGCGTTCTTGTTGTTCAAGGCCTCCGACGCGTCGGCAACGCTCTTCAAGTTGCCGATCATCTCGATACCCCAGGCCCGGCCCGTGACGCGCAACTTGTCGATCTCGCTGCCCCACGCTTCGAGGACCAGCGGCATCGGCGTGTTCTGCGACACGGCCTCGTTAACGGCCTCGGACATGTCATACAGGTCCAGCAGGAACGCCGTCATCAGTGATTTGCGCGTCCGCTCGTACGGTTCCCGTGCGGCGCGGTCGTCGGCCTTGGGCGTCGTTGGCGGACCCGTCTCGGGCGGCTTGCCAGTCGGCTCGCCTGCAGGCGCCCCCGGTACCGGCGTCGACTTGCCCAACTGAATGTCCCGGTTCTTCACCCCCCAGCCGAGGTCTGCCATCGTCTGGTTGATTTGCTTGATACGCTCTTCGAGGGCGTTGGCCTTTTCGATTTCTCGGGCAATCGCTGACTCGCGATCCTCTTTCGTCGCACGGCGCCCACTTACGCCTGCAATGATTTCCGTGCCGTCCCCGATGGCCTTGGCACGGCGACGAAGAGTCTCGGCGGCGAGCGCGGCCTTCTCCTTCTCGATCCGCATGTCCTGCACGTTGAAGGCCAACTGCTCCTTCGCGGCCTGGATGTTGTTCCACCGCTGCGCCGCCTGCAGCTTCAACGAATCCAGGAGCTCGTTGGACCGAGCCGTCTCGTTCTGGAACCCCTCGGCGCTGTACCCCGTCCACTTAGCCAACTCTTCCGTGGCACGGCGCAAGTTGTTCTTTTCTTCCTTGGTCAAGTTGACCTTCTTGGAGAGGTCGTCGTATACCCGAATGACCTCGGCCAACTTGGTTTCCATCTTCTCCAAGGATGCGGAATTTTTCCCCATCTCGGCGACGGCCGCCGTGTTGTCTGTCTTCCACTTGTACAGCGCGATGCCTGTCGTCACGATGGCCGTTGCCAGCATGCCCCACGGCCCCGCCAGCCTAGGCAGGAAAGATGCCAACGTTCGGCCAACGTTCAGCATGCCAGTCCATGCGGCAGCCATCTTGCCGGTCCCCGTGACCATCACCGGCACCGTGTTCTGGGCAATCATCTTCCCGGTATCGGCGAACGAGTACATCGCGCCCCGGAGGCCCAGGATGGATGACGATGTCGTGGCCGATGCCACGGTGGTAGCCATCATCCCTGCAGACGCCGCCTTGGACCAATTGTTCCAGGCCGCGACCCCAGATGCCGCCGCCGATGCCGCGTTGACTACAGTGCCTGCCACGGTGCCCATGGCCCGTCCGTACACGACCGTAGCCGCGTGCCCGACCGTCAGGTAGTTCGTCGCCAGGTGGACCGCCGTCCCGAACGTCGAGATCGCCCGCAGCGGCACCGCGACCCCCGCCCCCAGGGCACTGAGTGCCGACAGCATACCGCCCATGACATAGACGGCCGGACCCAACACGGCCAAGAATGCCGCCATGCCGAGCGCGGTCGACTTGACCGGACCAGGCAGCTGCGCGAACATCTTGAATACTTCACTCAGTACGCCGACACCAGTCTTCAGTGTCGGGAGCAAGTCATTCTTGAGAATAGGCAAGAAGTCCTGGAACAACTGAATACCAAGAATCTTTGCCGACTCCGTCACCTGCTTCAGCTGATTGGAGAACGCCTCCATCTGCTTCTTGGCGACCCGTTCGGCCGTTCCCGCCACATCGCCCAGGATGCCTTCGAACCGCTGCATCTCCGGTCCCATGCCCAACAGGGCCTGAATCGCGCCCCGGCTCTTGTCCTGGAATCCGAGCAACGAGATCGCGGCGAACTTTTGCTGGGCGCTCATGCCCTCCGTATAGCGAGCAATGTCGTTGATGACTTCGCCCATGGAGCGCAAGTTGCCTTCGAGGTTGTAGACCTCGATGCCTTCCTTCTTCCACGTCTCGGCGTTCTTTACGGACGCTTTCTGCATGTCGCGCAGGGCGATGTACATCTGCTCGCCGGCGCGCTGACCCTTGATGTTCTGCGATGCGAACGCCATCAGGGCACTGACGCCCTGTTCGATGCTCAGCCCGTACTGGTTGATGGCACCACCCGCACGGGTGGAGATCGCCTTGGCGAAGTCTTCGACCGTGCCGAGCGCGGAGTTGTTGGCGGCGGTCAAGATGTCGGCCATCTTGGCCATACCCTCGACCTTGCCCGTCGTCCCGAGCGAGGCATCGCCGACCGCCGTCACCGCGCCGGCCAGGTAGTCGCCCGCGTCGGACAACTTCATGACACCGGCCTGTGCGAAGTTGGCAACGGTCTGCAACGACCCCATCGAGTCTTCAGCCGACAAGCCCGCCGATGCCAAGTCGTAGTACGCCTCGGCGGCCTCGGTCGCGCCGAACTTCGTGGACCGCGCGACCGTGAACGCCGTTTCCTCCCTCTGCTTGCGGAGGGCGTCGTTCATGTTGCTCATGATCGAGGTGGACTCGGTCATGGCCTTGTCAAAGTCGGCGCCGAACTTCCCAATCGCCCCGAGGGCGCCGGCCAAGGGTGCGGACACCCCGAAGGTGATCCGCGACCCCAGGCTGGCCAGGCGATTGCCCATCGCGTCGAACGTCCGCTCGACGCGGCTAACGTCGCCGGCGAGTGACCCGCTCTGGATTCCGACTCGTACGAGGATCTCTCCAACGGTAGGCATTCGTATCGACCTCGTCGAATTTCGGTCCCATCATGCGGCCCAAAATCTTTTCGGGCCGCATCGCGCCACTCTTCGGTCGCCCGTTGATCAGGTAGGAGACCGCAATTGCCCGAACTTCTTCTTCGCGCCGCTGCCGGTAGATATACCCCAACAGCAACCAGTTGAACTCCGTTGGCGTCAGCCGATAGAATTCATCGGGCTTCAACGCCAACGGGCCGAACGCGGTCGGTAGGGCGCGGACAATCCACTCGGTCCAAGAAAGGTTCTCTTCGGCCCGAGGTGTGAGCGCTTCTACTGACCCTGGGACGGGACGTCGGACGGGCTCAGGACGTGGCCCTCGATGTCGTCGTGGCTCACGGGCGCCGGACCGACCGCCTTCGGACCGGCTGCCGCCAGGGCCTTCTTCCTGAAATCCTCGGCACGTCCGAACGCGCCGTGCTCCTGGGCCACCTCATACGCGAAGGCCAGCAGCTTCTCGATGCCGTTGTCGGGACGCGCCTCGTCGGAGACGTACTCCTGGATCAGGTCACCGACCTGCCGCACGGTGATACGCCGGTCTTCGTGCTGAAACCCGGCCCACAGCAGCCCGCGCACCACGGCGAAGATCGCCTTCTGCTGCATCAGCTGGCCGAAGCCCATGCCGGTTTCCTGCTCGAAGTCGCTGAGTGCGTTCATGTCGAACTTCAGCGTACGGACGTGGCCCTCGTAGGGCTCGAAAAAAGTGAAATTCCTTGCCTGAATGGCCATGGTGAGCTCCTTGCTCTTCTGGGGGTGTTTCGGGACCGCCCCCGCCCGGAGACGGCCCCGCCCTGATTGCCCGACGGCCGCTGGTTAGGCGACAGCCCGCGTCAGCACGTTCGAGGCGCCGCCGCCCGCACGGAACGTGCAGGACGTCATGCCCAGGGTGCCGACCTCGCCCGCGATGGGCGAGTAGTTCTCCAGCACGGCGTTGCCCGAGTACATCGGGTTGGTCGCGCTGGTGGCCGAGCCCTTGACGGCCTTGGCCGTCACCGGGAACGACGCGGCGCCGATCAGCGGGAACAGCGTGGCGTCGACCGACCCCGCCGCGAAGTCCTGCGTGAACTCGACCTCGAGGCTCCAGTTCTTGAGCCCCGGCTTGGACGACCGCGTCCCCGACGTGCCCATGACGGTGTCGTCGAGCATCTCGGCTTCGTAGTTGAGGGTGAGCGACTTGACGTGGTCGCTGAGGTCGATCGAGTTGACCGTCAGCAATGCGTCGGTATAGACGAGTGTGGGCATGATGATCTCCCGTTACTGGATCCCGAGGACCAGGAACGCATTGAAGACGGGCGAGGTACCGGAAATGGTCCAATCGACCCGCCAGTACTGGTCGGTCACCGGACCGGCCAATTCCAGCCACTGGGCGCCGATGGCGGTCGCCGGAGCGAACGTCAGGCGCGTCGTCGGCGACCCGAACCCGACGACGGTGGCACTCTTGACGGTCACGGTCATCGAGGGCGTCGTGCCCCCGGCTTGCGTGACATGCAGTGCTGCGTAGACCCGCTGCGTGGACAGCGCGGCGCCCAACTGCTGCACCGTGCCGGTCCCCGTGGCGGTCTTGGTCCCCGGTGCCAGCATGACAATCCCGCGCACCAGCGGCGTGTTGGAGCTCATGCCCGAGAACTCCGACGCCATCAGGGCGCCGACTTCACCGGAGAGCGGGTTGTACGTGCCGTTGACGGCTCGCACGGAGTAGCCTCGGTCGCCGATGATGTTCCCATCCGGTGAGAACGACATGACCTCACGCGCGGCGCCGATGCGGTTGTAGACGACGGCGTCCACGTCCGTGTCCCAGAAGATCGAGCCATTGAACTCGAACCCCTTGAGACCGGGCTTGGACGACCGGGTACCAGACGTTCCGAAGACCGTGTCATCCAGCATCTCGGCGCTGTACGACATGTCGATGGAGTTGTGGTACCCAGACAGGTTGTACCCGCCGAGGAACACCTTGCAGTCCAGGAGCGTCTGGGTCGCCATGGGTTACTTGCCCTTCTTGTCCGAGACCTCGGCGATGACGCCATCCACGGCGGCCGAGGCGGCCGGGCTGACTTCATCCTGCGGAGTCCGCGTGACCTTCAGGAACCCGTACTGGCGGACGAGCCAGTCCTCGCGCTCCGGGTCGAGGGCGAGAGGCACCGACACTTCGCCAGCGGCGATGATGTGGGCCTCGCCCGTGTCGACATCGCGGACATGGATGTCCTGCGTGCCGATGTTCTTGTAAACCTTCTTGCTCATCCGATCGTCTCCCCGCATTTCTTGCAGTAGAACCGGTTCACGTGGCCCATGGACGGGCTGCTCACACGGGCATCTTCCGGATGCGTACATCCCTGGACGCCCTCTTCGGACCCTTCCGGGTCCGCTTCTGGATCGGGTTCGAGTTCGACGTCCTCCTTGAGAAATTCGAGAAAGTGGCCAATCGCCAAATCGACGGCGGCACACTGCGCTCGAATGGCTTGGAGCAGCAGCACCAGCATGCGAAGACGGGCGTTGCCGTTCATGGATTCTTGCGCCTCACGTGGAGGTTGAATGCGTACTGCATGAGCCCGTCGTTCTCCGTGACCCCCATGGACCAGGGCGGCTGAATCGCCTCAATCAAGAAGTACCGGGTGCCGAGCACTTCTCCCTGGAAACCGTCGAACCGATCGTGCAAGTCCAGGGCGACGGATTCGGCCACTTCAGGGTCCGTCCGCCGTACGTAGACTTGTACGTGCGGTTGATGGTACACCGTCGCGGCCTTTCCGACACCCATAGTCTTCTCGGCGCGTCGGCCCATGGTCGGAATCAGGGCGACGATGTTCGCGGGCTTGCCCGTCCACCGGCCCAGCTGAATGGTGGCGATGGGGCCGGACATCGTCCCGTGGCCCCACAGCTGCACCAACGACCCGAGCTCTTGAAGCATTCCCACGTCAGCCCTCCGTCTCCGATTTGAAGATCTCGGCGATCTGTTCTGCCTTGCTGCCCGACGGCGGTTCCGGTTCGTGACGAATGGTTACCGCTCTGGTGGCACCGCCTGACGACGTGCCCTTCTTTACGAGCATGGGCGGGCGTCCTGACGGGCTCGAGGACACCGTCGGCTGGTTGGCCAGAAACTTTCGAATTTCGTCCCCCACGATGTCGACGTAATCGGCGCTGACTTCCGCGGCGGCTTTTTCCAGAAATTTTGCCTGCCTGCCTCGATCCGACGGGGGGATTTCCTTGAACCCTGGAAGTGTCTCCCCTGGCTGGCGAAACTTGACCCATGTGGACTCGTGGATCTTCCAGGCATACTCCGTGTCGTAACTGATCGTGTACTCTCCGACGGATGACGACCCGAAGTCTTGCGTGCCTTTGCTGACCTTTCCGGAGTCCCTCGTGTTCCCCGTCCGATGGGGGACCATGTCATTTGAAAACTTCAAGATTCGCGCCGCTGCGAAGTAGGCGCCGTGCCCCGCGCGACGGCGAAAGTTTCCCGTGAACGTGCCCCAGTACTTCTTCAGTTCAGGAAGACCCGCGATCTCAAAGTCGAACAGCATCGGGTAGGAGCCATTCCCACCCTTTGTCCATTCGTCATCCGGTTGAGGAAGTCGCCGGAATTTGGTCCCTGCGCTGAAGGCCACGTTATGCGCTCTGACGGTGGTACGGTGGTACCATACCGGTATGGACCCACACTGGTTTTACAACCGAACTACCCAAACCCCCACTTGCTGGGAGTGGAAAGGATGCCGAGCGAGAAACGGATACGGCAAATTGAAGTACAAAGGAGAGGTGCTGTACGCACATCGGAAATCCTTTGAACTCCATAACGGACCGGTCCCTCCGGGAAAATCGGTTCTTCACACTTGCGATAACCGAGCGTGCGTGCGCCCATCCCACTTGTACCTTGGCACTCAACAAGACAACATGACCGACCGAGTTGTAAGGGGACGGCACCCTAACACTCGTTTGACCCTCGATGAAGTTCTTGAAATTCGACGGCTGTACGGCACCATGAGTGTCTCCGCCATTGCTCGCAACTACCCTCACATGACCAGGGCAGCTGTGTACGACGTTGCGGTACGACGCTCGTGGAGTCATGTTGCTTAGGCAGACTGTCTATGGTACATGAAGCCGCACTGAATCAGGTAGTGGTGCAACCCCTGTTCATCGGGATAGCGCCCTACCGAGAAAATCTCTGGTTCCTGGTCTTCCCACCGGACGTCCGGGGGCAACACCAACTTGTCCTGGATCGTGAAGATGCCGATGGACCCGCCCTCTAGCGGGCGCCGATCCTCGTCCACGGGCACGCCATCCGTATAGACGTCGTAGATGACGGCACTGTCTTCGTTCAACGCCCGCCGCAACGCCACGCCCCGGCCGACAATCCGCGCCCGGTATCGCTGCACGGGGCCGAACGTCTTGCGCAAGAAGGCGTCCGTGCCCGTGTACGGCGCGACCGTGACCGTGTCGGTCATCATCGACAGGAATTCGTTGTCGAAGGCCATTAGTGGTCGTGCATCCCTTTGCGGAATGCCCCCTGGATCAGATCCGACCGGTTGCGGGCCGTCTGGTTCTGGATGACGTACACGCCGCCTGCCGTGGGGATACCGCTGATCGCGGGGTCACCGCCGCCCACCTGCAACGTGGTCTTCAACTTCACGAACTGTTCGTACCGCTGACTGGCGAGGATTTTGAGATCGCCGACCCACTTGTCGACCTGCCGGGCGTACCGCGCGATCAAGGCGTCCACGGCCAGGACCGACGCGGCACGCGGTGAGCCGCCCACCGACGCCAGCAGCGCCACGATCTCCTCGTCCTGCATTTGCGGATCTTCGGAGTAGATGTCTCCAATCATGAAGCGCACTTGGTCGAGGGCCGTTTGCTGCGAAGCGTCGTACGAGAAACTCACCGCGGCCTCCTACTGGTCGGGGTCGGAGTACAGCGCGTCCCGGTCGGCCTGTACGTCGGCCAGGAACTGGTTGGCGCGGGCCTTGAGCAGTTCCGCCAGCTGCAGCGTCGTCAGCTCGGGGTACGGCGTGGGGTCCGGAGCGTTGGCGCGGAACGTGTTGTACAGCGCCAGAATGCCCGCGATCCCCATGCCCACCTTCCCAGCCAGCGGGGAGATGAAGTCGAGGACCGAGTTGACCTTGTCGAGGTTCTGCTGAAGGGACATGATGCTCCTAGGCGACGGGCGCCGGAACCGGGGACCGGAACAGGTCACGAATGGCCTGCAGTTGCTTGATCAGATCGTTGACCTTGACGGCTGTCTCCCCGATGCCGGGCGAGATGTTCGGCAACACGGATTCCAGCGACGTCAAGATCGCCTTGGCCTGCGTGGCCAGCGTCTGCTGCTCGGCGACGGTCGTGGCCACCTCGTACGCGATCAGGACGTCGGCCAGCTTGCCGATTTGCGTCCCGGCCGTCTCGAACACGTCGAGCAGGGTCTCGTACTGCTTCTGGTCGAGCGTCTTAACGGCGTACGCCTCCTTGGCGAACGACCGGGCTTCCTGGAGGATAGAGACCGCCCGGAGTCCCTCGGCCGAGATACGCCGCTGTGCCACGTCGGGCGACACGTCGACCGCCCGGCCCGCACACCCCGCCATCAGACCGAACGCCAGCAGCGCGGCCATCAGTTTCCGAACGGAGTTCGAGTTGGTCATCTCGACCGGACCGGGGTCCGCGACGTCGGGCGCCTTCATGTCGGCCGCCGCTCTCGTGAGGGCCATGGACGGCGTCACCACCATCGGGTTCGAGGCTTGGTTGGCCAGGTACCGCTGGAACAGTACCGTGCGGTTCTCCTTGACCCACGACGCGACCGCCGAGATGCCCAGGATGACGAGGCCCGTAGCGAACTCCGCGAAGTTCGACACGGCCGGCGTCCAGTCACCTTCGGTCACGATGCCCTTGGCGATCAGGAAGCCGCCCAGGATGGACAGCAGCTTGATGAATCCCGACTTGAACAACCGTTCGTACAGTACCCGTTCCAACATGGTCTCTCCTTGGTTTTGGGGGGTCATACCGTCGCCGTGCCGTTTCGGGGCAACCCCACGCCCCCGGACGGCCCCTATTTCGTTCTGCAGGACGCTAAGACGGGCGATCGGGGGTCCGGCCATACCACGGGCCACCCCCGGCGTCGCAAACGTCCTGCAGGACCGGAAACCCATCATGCGCCCACCCGCCGGAGTTCCTGGACATAGAACACGATCAGGCGGTGCAACATGCCGCCCCCGGTGTAGGCCACCTTCAACGTCATCCACCGCTTCTGAATCCGGGCGGCCCCGACCGCGACCGTGTCCAACGGGCCGAGGCGCACTTCGAACCGGTCGGCATAGAACGCCCCGCCGTTCACGTTGAAGAAGCTCTGGTTGTCGCGGTCGTTGATGATGGCCTGCGTCGCGGCATCCTCGAGCGTGATGGAGGCCGAGACGACCTCCTCGGGCTGGAGGACGTCGCCGTTCTCCTTGACGATGGCGGCCGTGTACAGGACGGACCCGCCCTCGGGCACGGGAACCGTGAATTCCTTGATCGCGTAGTCCGGCATGGCCGCCTCTACAGACTGTCGAACAACTGTTCCTGCGTGACCGACGTCCGTCGCAACACTTCTTGAACCACTTCTGGGGTGAGGAACGATTCACCCCGGACGCCTGCGGTCCGCATGGCTTCGTTCAAGACCCAGACGATATAATACGTCACCGGGACATTGACGACGACCAAGTCTCCGTTGATGGCCCACACCATCGCCACGGTGCCCTGCGCGTGGATGGCGGTCGACAACGCCCCGGTCAGTCCCAAGGACATCGCGGCGGTGCCGACAAGGGCGGCGGATGGCTTGAACAGGTCGCCGGTCACGCCCACGCTCACGGGCAAGGTGCCCCCGAGGGCGATGGCCGTCGACAGGTCGCCGGTCACCCCCACCGTCAGCGGTGTCGCCCCGGCCAGCGCCAGCGCTGTAGCCAACGCCCCGGACACCTGCACCGACATCGGCGCGGCCCCGCCCAGCGCGATGGCCGTCGACAACGCTCCCGATAGGCCGAGGACCATGTCCGCTGCGCCGGCCAGCGTACTGTTCCCGAGCAGGGCGCCCGTCACGTCCCACGCCATCGGCAACGCGCCAGCGAAGGAGATGACGGTCAGCAACTGCCCGGTATTACTCACCACGACAGGCAACGCGCCGGTCAGGGCAATCGCGGTCGACAGGTCACCGGTCAGGGCAAACGCCGCGCCCAGGTCACCCGACAGCCCGGACCCGACGACCAGCCCGCCCGTCACGCCGAACACGGCCCCAACGGAGGCGGCCAGTTGAATCTGGGTCGTCAGGTTTGCTGACGCAGCTATCGCTATCGGAACGGACCCGCCGAGTGCGATACTGGTCAGCAGATCGCCGGAGGCGGCCATCGCCATTGCGGCATTGCCATTCAAGGCAATCGCGGTCGACAGCGCTCCCGTCACGCCGAACGCGGACGCGGCCGACCCAGCCAGCGCGATCTGCGTCGACAAGGCGCCTGTCGCGGCCACCGATGCTGCCATCGCGCCCGCCATGGTGATCTGCGTCGACAGCGCGCCAGTCAACGAAGCCGTAACATTCAGGGCGCCGTCGAATGTCGCGGGACTGCCGCCTGACACGAGCGGAAACGCCACCATGCACGCGTAGGCGAACCGCGCCGTTCCGATGTTGGTGAAGTTGCCCCGCTGATCGGACTCTGCGGATATCGAATTCCGCCATCCAAAATACTGCTGGTTGCCTCCGACGGTGCCCTTTGTCCAACCGGCGCCTTCGACAGTGCCGCTGTTCGATCCGCTGATGCGGCCGATTACGAACATCAGTGTCGGACCGGTTGTGTCGACATCCCCGACCGCGCCCGCGTAGTGATCGCCGTCGTTGATACCGTCGTAGAACGTTGACGCAATCGGCGTCGCCAACGGATCAAGTCCCGTACACTCGAACGCCGTGCAGAACATGTTCTGCGCCGTGCCTGTAACTTGCGCGATGCTGATGTCGTGATTGCCGGCGCTCACGCCGAACTTTACGAAGATGTATTGCGGGAACGACCCGAGCGACGGACGACTGTCGCCCACCAACACAAAGTCTCCCGCGTCCAGGTTCGTCGTGATGATGTACTCACGCGACGCCGACGACTCGCGCCCGATCAGCACTACAAGGTCGCTCCCGCCCGCCACCCCTAGAAGCTGCAGGAGTGACGGGCCGGGAGTGCCGCTGTAGACGTTGCTCTGCTGAATGGGCGCGGCCATGTCGAGTTACACGCCAGCCTTCTGCGTGCCAGACAGGGCGCCGAGATCGATCATGCCCTGCTCGAGAGCGCTCTGCGCGGCTGCAATCATCGCCGCAACGGCCGCCAACGCTCCGGCGTTCATCTTCACTCGAGCCAGGAAGTTGAGTCGTTCGACATCGATTTCGAGGATACCTCCACTGATGTGATACCGCGCGTCCAGTACCGGGGCATCGGGACTGGTCGTCGACGTCATCTTCCCCAGACCGTTGATCGTGCCGCGATCCGTGTCGTACACGATCTGGCTCAGGTAGAACTTGTCGTATGCTGTAGACCCAGCCCCGCCGAGGACGGTCTTCAGCTGCGGAGGAGTTGAAAGCGTGATCATGACTGCTCCTTACGTCAGCGACGCGGTCAGCGTGCCAGCCGGGAACGACGGGGCCGGGTCGCTGTTGTTGATGGTCTTGGGCGCGTTCAGCGCCCCCTGCATCGCCACGCTACCGCCCGTGGGGGCCGTCATCAGGGCGAAGTGCGTTGCGGTGCCCCAGTTCGCCGACGGCACCGGGAACGTCACCGTCAGCAGGTTCGAGGTCGTGCCGGTCGTCCCGCTGCTGGCGCCGGTACCCGAGTTCTGGGTGTTGCGCCAGTTCGTGGAATTGCATGGCACCTGCACGCGGGCGTAGCTACCGCCAGTGATCTCGGTGCCGCCGCCCGCATCCGACGGAGCGCCCGTGAACAGCGCGACGTACCAGTCGGTCGGGGCCGTGTGCTGGATACCCCGGAACAGGTGATCGATGAGAAGATTCTCGAGATAGTCGGTAGCTGCAGACATTGGGTCTCCTTACCGTACGCGGAACGCGACGGCCTTCATGTTGTTGCTGTCACGCCGCTCGTCGAGGACTTCGACGCCCGGTCCCTTCACGAAACTGCTGATATCCTTGTCGGCGCGGATCGGAAACATCACGCCCCGATTGCCGACACCCACGGCACGGAAGGCCCCTCGGCCATCCTGGATGAACTTCTCCACAGCACGGACGTCGTCCGTCGTCGGGAAGGCATCGGCACGGAAGGGCGCCTCGGCCCAGTGCCCGCGCCACACGCGGTCGTCACTCATCGGAATGGCGTCCAGGCCTGCGTTGAACGCATCCAGGCAGCGGTCCGTGTCCGGCCCCCACCCCATGCACCACAGCCCATCGTCGTGGTGGAAGCACATGACATGCTTGCGGGCGCGGCTGTGCGCGGCAGCGGCAAACGCCGCCATCTCGCTCTGGCAGACATCCCCGTTTCGGCCGTCGCGGCGGAGGTCGCCGAAGTTGCACGGCTCGCCGGAATCGAACGGCATGTCTTCCAGCTGGTGATGGTCGCGGTTCATCTCCTTGCTGTCGATGACGGCGGCCTCGCCCGAGCGCTTGATCCACTCGGTCCAGAACACTCCCGTGTCGCGGGAGATGTGGGCCGAGACGTACGTCGCCGGACGGCGCGAGAACTTCGGGTCGTGCCAGTCGGCGCCGTCGATGCCCGACAGGTTGACCATGGCATCAGGGTCTTCACGGCGGATCATGTCCACCACACGCCACAGGAACGCTTCACTGCGGGAGAAGCCGATGTTCTTGAACTCGTTCGCCACTTCCCAAATGACGTTGTTCTCGAACGTCAGGGCACGCACAAACGTCTCGGCGTACCGCATCAGCGCCGTCTGCCGGTGCGGATGGCCATCGACCACGTCGCGGCGGTCGCGCCAGTCCTCGAACGAGACGGCGTCCGCATCGGGCAGCAGTTCGTGCAGGTCGCCGAAGATGAACCAGCGCACCTTGAGCCCGTGGCGTGCCGCCTCCTGGGTGAGTTCACGCGCGGCCGTGAACGTCTCGGGCGTGTTCGGAATGGTCAGGTCCAGGCCCGTCAGGGCGCGGGCCGTGTCGGACCAGTATGGACCGCCCAGACTGCCGGCGCACCGAAGAATCGTCACTCGCTTGGACGCCGCCCGCGCCATCCACGCGGAGACATGAGACTTGCGCCCCTGCATCCAGTGGGACAGCAGGCTCATGGCGGTGAACTCGCGCCAATCGAACAGGCCCAGGTCTGTCATGAACCAGCGCTTGCTGGGCGATACGCGGAGCGGAAGCGTCGTGTCCGGACGCGCGGCCGGGGGCGGCGTCTCCGGCTCATCCGGCACGGGCACCGGCTTCGCGTGCATGTCCTTGTATTCCTGGGTGGAGTGCCACCAGGCGACCAAGGCTTCCTTGGAGAGCGTGCGGTTGGCTTCGAGCGACGCGAACGCCGTCAGCCAGGCCGCCATGAAGTCCGCGTCCGCCAGCACTTGCGGAAACGGACGCCATGGCGCCTCGGTTCGGATGATGTCGACGATGGTGGCCCACTCGTGGGACTGGTAGGGTCGCATGGTCAGGTTACCTGCACTGGAATTCGATGGGAACGACGACCGGGGCCACGCCCGGCGGAATGTTCGGCTGATACCAATTTGTGACGGTGGCCCCGCACTTCACGAGGCCGCCATCACACACCAACTCGCCGAACGCCATGACCTGCATGCCCGCTACTTCGGACTCGGGGAAGAGGTCAGCGATGCGGATTTCCCAGGCAGCGCCTGGTTCGACAAGCTGAGCCCATGTTCGGCGCCGACCGTCAGTGAAGACGAACGCAAGCTCGACGCGAGTGGCTCGATCACGTGAGTTGAACCCTCCCACATACGAATCAAGGAATCGTCCGTCACGTCGCCAGATCCCGGCTTGCCCGATGACGCCTGCGCCTCCGCGACGACACCCCGGAAATTCCCCGGTGCTCCCGGTGGCGTCGCTCTCCTGAAAAGCAGGGAGTTCGAGTGGACCGACTTCAGCGTCCCGGAGATGGCACGGAGCGAGGCGTAGAAGTTCTTGACCGATGGCATCTCCGACACGGTCACTTCCAGGCTCACGGCATTCGGGTCGTTGATCGCGATGGTCTTCAGCACTTGGCCGGACACCCCCTCGCCGGTCTGGGCCGTGTTGGCGAAGACCACTTCGTACCCCGTCACGGGGTCGCCGGTCGTGGGCTTGTCCCACCCCAGCTGCACGGACGTCGCCGACGGGAGCAGCACGATCTCGGGCGGGGCCTGCGCCAGTGCGACCGTCGAGGTCAAGCACAGCATCAGGAACATCATCAAGACTCTCATGGACATCTCCTTGCACGTAGAAGAAACGGCCCGCACATGCAACACGTGCGGGCCGAGTGACCTCGATCGTTGGTGTCGAGGGCGAACCGCCTACTTCTTCGCCGTCTTCTTGGCCTTGGCCGGGGCCTTCGTCTTCTTGGCCTTGGCCGGCTTCACCGGGGGCGGGGGAGGCGCGTCATCTTCTTCCTCCTCGTCATCCTCGGTCTCGGTCTCGTCGACGTCGGCATCGTCGTCTTCGGTCACATCGACCGCGTCGGATTCCTCCTCGTCCTCGACGGACTCCTGCGCGGCAGCGGCCTTGCGACCACGTGCCAGCGGGGCGGCCTCGGCGTCGAAGGAAGACGTCAGGCCCATGGCCTCGGCGTACTCCTCCGGCGTCGCAGGCCGAATCATGCGCGTAGACGTCATCGCGGCTTCGTTGCGGAAGCTGCCCGTGTCCACGAGGTCTCCCCGTTCATACGCCTCGCCAAAGGCGGTGAAGGGCTTGACCACTACAGAAATCGCCATGTCCGTTCCTCCTTGCTGGTGGACGGGTTATCCGACGATGTTCTCGATGAACACGCCGAGGTCGGGCGCCACGGCCTTGTTGTCGAACGCGACCTCCATCTCGTACCGCGTCGACTTGGTCAGCGGCACCGGGATGGTCGCCACGCCCGCGCCGAGGCCGAGGCCACCGGACACGCCGGTCCAGCGGAACGTGTAGCCCGCCGACGGAGTCAGTCGACCGGGGTTCGCAGCCACGTGCCCGAACCAGGCCGACTTGCCGAAGATGAACGACACGGCCTTGGTCGCGCGCTCGGGCGCCGTGTTGACGACGGCCTTGGCGATCAGGATGCGGTCGATCTCGAGGAACTCCTCGAGCATCCGCAGCGTGACCGACTCGGTCGACGTGTACTTCAGGCGCTCCTTGAAGTCCGGGTGACGGCGGAGCTTCCGGTAGGCCTGGTAGCCGATGACGAGCGTGTTGTTCTCGAGACCCGTGCTCGTGAGCGACCGCTCGCGGATCAGGTCGAGGTCGGCTTCCGGGTCCGACGCCACGTCGTCCCAGCGGAGGAACTGGTTGCCGGTCGGACCCGACGCGACGCCCGCGTAGTCCGTGCCCCAGACACCGGTCTTGAAGAAGTCCGCCGCCCACTGCCGCTCCTGGCGCAGCGCGAGGCGGGACGACACGAAGTTGACCGTCGCTTCCTCGAGGTTCAGGCCGTCGTCCGCGTTGGCCAGCGTCTGGTTGTCCAGATCCTTGTGGAACGCCCAAACGTCGGCGTTGTAGCTGTCGGTCGACAGCTCGAACCCGCTGCCCGCCGACTCGGTGTGCGGCGCACGCTTCCGCGCTTCGTCGCGGAGCCATGCGTCGGACGGCCACGTCCAGTAGTTGTCCTTCTTGTGTTCCACATCCAGGATGGGGAACACGTTGGGGTAGATGAAGTCCTGCGTCGTCTGGAAGTACGCGACGCCGATGTTCGACAGCGTACCCGAGATGTGGACGTCTTCGAGACTCGGCTGACCACGCCGAACCGGAACCAATGCGCTCATGTGCTGCTCTCCCTTGTTTCTGGGTTCGGGTGGACGTTACGAGATGGCCGTGGCGTACGGGCGACGGCAGTCGAAGGCGATGGACCCCAGCTGGTCCGCGCCCGTGGTCGTGTCCAGGGCCTGGCCCACGGACTTGGTGGCCGCACCGACGCCGCGACCGTTGGCACTGACACCGACGACGGCGCCCGCCGCGATGGCCGCGCTGGTCTTGTACTTGCTGATGCCGGCCATCCAGACCGTCGCGGATTCCCCGGCGCCGGGCTTGTTCTGGAGAATGCCGATCGCCTGGTCGGTCGTGGCCGCGATAGCGACGACCTGACCGCTGGAGTTCAGCTTGACGAAGTGGTACTGCAGTGCCGAGAGGTCAGCGCCCGCATCGAACGAGAACTCCGAGGCGCCTGGGGCTTCGAAAGCCATGTGATTTGCTCCTTCTGACAGGTGTCAGGGGTCTGTTGATGTTAGGCCTGGCGACGGCCAGTCCGCTTCTCTTCCTCGACGAGCTCCCGGTACTTCTTCGGGTGCATCTTGTAGACCTTCGACAGCGCGACGGCCTTGACGGTCACCTTCGGGTCGGCCGCCATCAGGTCGGTCGCGGCCTTGTCGAAGAACTGCACGAGCTCCGACCCCTCGACCGTGGCGGTGGCGGTGTTCTCGCTGACGCCCTTCTCGATGGTCTGCGACGTCATCGCGGCGCCACCGGCCTTGATGAGGTTGAACGCCGCCGTGTACTGCTCCGGCGTCAGCGACTTCGCCATCGCGAGCAGGATGGCGCCCTTCTCCTCGGCCGTACCGGGGAGGTGTGGGATCTCGGCCTTGGCGATGGCCGTGTATTCGAGCGTCTCACGCTTCTCGGTCTCGACCAGGCCCGCCGCGATGGCGCGGTCGGCGGCATCCTGGGCGGCCTTGGCCGTGGCCATCGCGGCCTCGGTCTGCGCCTGCTGCGCCTTCAGGAACGCCTGCACGTTGGCGGGCAGTTCGGCGAGGTTGATCTCGACGGCGGGCGGAGTCTGTTCGGCCGCTGCCGGGGGCGTGGCAATCGTCTTGCTCATCGTCTGGGGCTCCTGGTTGAAGAACCGGGCAAACACGCCCTCGGCCTTCTTCAGTACCAGCTGCTTGGCGACATCGGCGTCGCCGTCGAGCGTGTTGCTGTCCATCGCGTCAAGCAGCTGATTGACGTACGCGCTGAACTCTTTGACCGACTTGCGAATGTCGGCAGAGGGGTTGTCGGCGTGGATAGCCGAGTACATGGCGTCCTGCATCGTGTAGATGGAGTCCGCCAACTTGTACAGGGCCTTGCGCCGCTGTTCGGCCAGCAGGATGTCGTTGAACGTGGCCTTCTCGACGGTGTCCACGGCGACCGGCACCGGGGCGTGGGTGGCGTCGGACTTGTAGAACGCGATGTGCGCGTCGGGGTTGGACCCACGCGGGACGAGCGCCACAGCGGTCACCGACAACTGCTTGAGTTTCTTGGCCATTTACTCCTCGACCGGGATGGCCGTGCCCTCGATCGAGAACATGGCGTATTCGTTCTTCTTGATCTTGGACCACGCGGTATCGTCCTCGACGTAGAAGCCCACCCACCACCCCTGGTCCACGGCGTTCTTGGCCAGGCCCAGGGCCAGGCACTTCTCGGGGGTGAACATCATAGACTCGACCAGTTGACCGAGGACCGGTTCCGTGTGGTCGGCGTTCATGTCGCGGAACGACAGGACGAAGTTGTAGGCGGCGTTCTCCAGATCGTCGGGGTCGATCTGCTCTTGGTGGGAATCGGTGACCTGCTCGCCGGTCTTGCGGATGGCGACGTTCGCCCATCCGAACACCAAGCGACGGTCGTCATCGACTTTCACCACGCTTGCTTGAGTTGCCATGCAGATTCCTAGTAGAAGAGGCGGCATTCCAGGGACATCGGTCCGAGGATTGCCGCCTCCACGCCTCTGACGGTCGAGCGTTTAGTTGAGAGTGCCCCCAGCGGGTGCCGAGTCCGCCGGGGGCCCTGCCTGCGCACCCCTACGCATGTCCTACCACCGAGGGGGATTATGCGGGCTCGCGGGGAAGGTGTCAACCCCCCAGGTCGGATTCGGTCTGAACCGAGACCAAGACCGCCCGAATGCGATTCCCCGCCCCGAACTTCACGACGACGTTGACCTCGCGCAACGTCTGGCGGTCCAGCACGGCGCCCCATTTCTGGAGCTCGATGCCCACGACGTCCGTGATGGCTCTACTCCTGGTCCTCGGTGTCGGGATCGGCGGGGTCGGCGGCGGGGTCGTCATCTTCACTCTCCTGGGCCTCGCGGGCCGCATCCACAGTCAACTGCGTATTCGGGTCGACGTTGTCCCGGCCCAACTGAACGCCTTCGGTCGGCAGGTCGGCCAGCGCCAGAATCGCCTTCTCGATCTCGATGTTCGGGAAGATCTTGAACCCGGCCTGGCTCAAGTTCTTCATGAAGATCGACATAGCCTCGAGGTCGGGCAGCATCAACCCCTTGGGGCGGAAGGTCGCCATCTCGTCCATCGGCCATGCGTTGTACGCATACAGCTTCGTCAACGCGATACGGTTGATGACGTCGGCGATGCTCTTGGCCCACCCGGTGATGGAGTGCTGGAACATAGCGGTCTTGTTGCCGGCCAGCGCCTTCGACCCGTAGCGGTTGTTGTGGCCCAGGATGATGAAGTCGGCCAGACACGTCATGGCGATGGCGTTCGCATACCGCCCGATGACCTGCGTCGTGTCGACGGACCGCGACCCCTTGGCCGACAGGAGTTCGAGTTCCCACCCGTACGGCTTGACGATACCCTCCTGCTCGTCGCGGCGGAGGTTGCGGACGACCGTCTCGGCCATGCGGAGGTACTCGGCGGCCTCCCCGTCCGACGCGTCCCAGATGTTGACGCCCTCGGGCGTGGTCATGACGGGCACGCCGTTCATGTCTCGCTCGATGCCGATGGCCTCGATCTCTTCCAACCGCTTCTTGAAGTACCACGGCCGGAACGAATTGCGGAGGATGGACCGCCCCTCGGGGTTGTCCTTGTGCGTGGACGTCCGGAACAACAGCCCTTTGTTCAGGGGCATGATGGCCTTGCGCCCCTCGCCATCGGCCTGTTCAAACCCGGTCACGCGGAACTGGGGGTCACGAATCCACTTGACCAGGGTGTCCTGCCCACGGATGGCCATGTTCTGCCAGCCGATGACGCCGTCCTTGTACCGAGACGTCAGCGGATCATCGGCGTGGGTGTACCCGGCGCGATTCTTGTACGTGACCTCCAGGAACGACCACCCGTAGGGCAACATGGACAGGATCTCGGACAACACGTCTGACCATGTCGTCGTCATGTCGTCCAGCATGGTCCGAATCGCTTCGGCCTGCTTCATGTGGACGTTCTGATCGCTGAACGGCTTGACTTCCCATTCGCACTGGCGAATGAGCATCGAGATAGCGAACATCACGGCGCCGACGATGGGGTCGTTGGACTCCATCTCGCGAATGACCTTCATGCCCTTGGCACCGCGCAACTCGGGCAAGAACTCTTCGTCGACGCGTCCACCCCGGATCTTGATCCCGGTGAAGCCGACGTTCGACGTCCGCATCTTCTGTTCCTGCGAGGTCCGGTACTTCCGAACCGACTGACGTGCTGGCTGACGACGCGCCATTAGGCCGCCCCTTTCCAATAGGACTTCTTGGTGAGTGTGCCGAGGGTCTTCGGCCGAACTGGCGGTCGGTACAGTCTGGGAGCCAGCCCGCTGACCGCGTCAGGCCCGTCGTCATGGTCGGACGGGAACTGGTCATACTGCGCGAAAAACTCTGGATGGGTCTTCCGAAGGTGCCGCGCAAAGCGGATATGCCGGACCACGGGGTCCATCAGAGCCGGCTGCGAGTTCAGGATGCGCGTCATCTTCGAGACGGTATTGTCCACCGTATCGACCCGCACGGCAACTTTCTGGTTGAGCGCCTTCTTCCGCAACGCGTCGCCGTACAAGTTCTTGTACATGTTCTCTTCGACGGTCACCCGCGCCATCGTCCACTTGACGACCTCGATGATAGTGTCCATCTGCCGGTCGGGGGCGAGCTTGTGCATCTGGATGTCAAAGATCTCCACCCAGTTGTCTTTGGTCAAGCCGCCCGTCACCATGCAGAAGTAGTCCCGGTTGCCGCGCCGCATCTCACCGGGACGCTCGCCCCCGGCCGGGTCGACGTACGCCTTGACGAACCGGTACTCCTTCATCCGCGAGGCGTCCCAATCGATGTACTGGAACTCGTCGGTGCGGAACTCGATGTCCTCGGCGTTGCGGGCGAAGTTCAACATTTCTCGCGCAAAGGACAGGTCGCCCACCGTGGGGTCGGCTCGCAACTTGGCCAACTTGTCCAACGGCCAGACATCCGGCCACAACGCGGAGCCGTCATCCGTCCGGTTGCCCAACGGGAACCGTTCTTCCTTCAACCGCATGTTGATGGCCCGCCACAGCAAGCCATCCCATTCCTCGGACGAGACCAGCGTGGCGATCAGACAGTCTTCGTGTGGAAGATTCCCGATGACGAAGATGTCCCAATTGTCAGCGCCAAGGCCGATGAACGTGCCGCCGAACCACCGCTTGTGCTTCTGGCGCTTGTGGAACGTGTCGGCGGTTTCGGGGGACTCGGGGTCATCCAGAATCGCGAGATCAGGGCGGTGATTCTTAAACTTGACCCCGCGCATCTTGGACCCCATGCCCTTGGCCAAGATGGTGGCACCGGACTTGAAGACCAGCTGGTGGTCGGTCCATTTTGTGAACTGACCCTTGCGGTCGATAGCGGGAGCCAGATGAGGAAAATCATGTCGCAACTTCTCATTCTGCTCCAACTCCTCGATGATAGACTGCAGGTTGGCTTGGGCCGACGGCAACGACTCGCCGACCATCAACACAAACCATTTCTTCTTGTACGCCAGCTTCCACAGCGGCAGCGCCAGTCCGTACAACGTGGTCTTGCCGAACTTGCGGGGCGCGATGCGGGCCACCCGCTTGGCGACGCCAGGGTCTTCGGCGCGGTCCAGCAGGTCATCGTGCATCTCACAGAAGCCTTTGTCGAAGTGATGCGACAAATACTGTGCAATGAACGCCCTGAACGAATGTTCGGCGGCGGCGGCATGCGCGGGGGGCGCCCATCGTTTGACACGGACGCGCAACGTCCTGATGGCGCCCTCCAGGAACTCCGCGCCCGTCGGCGGGTCCGGGGTCGGGGTCGCCGACGGTCGGGGCACCACGCGCACTGCAGGACGTCCCATCAACGCCCCGCCCATCATGTCCTTAAGAAGCATCATCCGTCAGCACCTCGGCATCGATGGCGTCATCGTCGCGCCCCTTGCGTGCGGCCTGCTTCGGGTCCAGGGCGATGTGGCCCCAGGCGGTCTCGATCTTCTTGATGACCTCGGGGTCCTCGACATAGGTGGCCACGGCCAGGCCCATCAACTCCACCGCACGGCGGAACACGGCCAGCGACACGGTCCCGGTCTGGTTGATAGCATGCGCCCGCGAGATGAGCTTGCCGACGCCGTCAATCAACTTCTGGACGTCGAACAAATCCGGCAACCGGGCAGGCATCGGGGCCTTCTGCCCCTGCTGCATGCGGGCGTGCCATTCCAGCAACGCCTCCTTGACGGCGTCGTAGTTGTCGACGTAGTCCAAAATCAACGCCCGCATCAACTGCGCCTCGGGCATCAGGTCCATCACGTCGGTGTCGGACGCGGATACCTGATTGAGCCGCTCCCGGAGCGAGTGCCGCTTGATGGCGCTGTACCGGTTGGTGGTGACGCGGAGGTCGATTTCTGGAGGCTGTCGGACGAGCGCTGTGCTGCGAGCCGGGCTTCTTTCTTCTTTCGGAAGAACGCGGGGCTTCGCAGGCGCCACGGGACGCGCGTCCCGCGCAACGACGGCGGGGGCCACGCGCTTCCCAGGCTTGGGTGCCACCGGTGTTTTGCGGCGTTTGACTGGTCGATAGCCGTCGCGTCCGTCCACTGCCATGAGTTCGGGTCCAGGGTATAGAGAATCGTTGACGTGTAGGGTACACCATCGGCCCCGACACAGGGATACCGTTCCACCGGGTAACCGCGCACCATGATACGCCCGACGCGGAGCTCCCAGACAATCCACGCAATCATCGCCGACGAGACGCCCAACGACGTCGCCAACGAGCCGTAAGTCGGCCACCGGTCGCGCGTCTCGGCATCCATCTCGACTTTCTGGATGGGTTGGCGCATGGTCCACCACGCCACGAGCGCGACCGTGTCGGGCCAGGCCCGGACCTGCACGCCCATGCCCTTGGTCGAGACCAGGATGACGCGCTGACCCTCCTCGGTGTAGACCCACGTCACCGCGCCGTACTCGGGCAGGCCCAGCCCTTTCCGGAACCGCGACCGCCACGCGGACCACTGCGCCCGCCCCGTCGCAAACTGCGCCGAGCGGTCCGTCCGGGGGTACGCGGGCGGCGGCGTCAGGACACCGACCGGCCGGTCATTCAACAGCTTATGCTTGACACACCACGGCGAGGCCATGAACACCCCGACGGCATCCGGGGGGACCCAGGACGGGGTATGGGTGCCTTGCGGGGCGTCCTTCTTCTTCACCACGCGCACGGCGTTGGGGCACCCCGGCACCGTGCATCGAGGCCGCACGCTGTGGGGCAGGGCAATCGGCTTCTGCGACGTGGGGGAATGGTACCGGCGCAGGTCGCGGCACCGCCCGCACTCGGTGCGGTACCGGGCGACGCCGTTTCGGATTTCCTTGAACTGGGCGGGGCGGCCGCACTTGCACGCGGGCCGGGCCTTGCCTCCGCGGACCGTCGGCGTCAGGACAGTCGCGCGGGGCTGGTTCGGGCGAATGGGGGGCGGCGGCTCCCGCAACGGCGTCAGCACGTTGGGGAGCACGCCATCCAGCAACGCTTTCAACGGCGACGGGTACGCGGCCCGTGACGCCGGAGTCCGGCGCTTCACGCGGTCCGCTCCGGGGGCGGGACGATTTCATCAATCTGACGCGCCAGCGAGGCCGACGCAACGCGAGGCCACTGTACGATGGTCGGGCCGGTCAGCACCTCGTGAACGCCGCGCAAGAACTTCTCCAACTCCTGGACGCGGGTTTCGAGATCGCGGATCTTTTTCTCCGCGGAACGGTGCTGTTGCTCGGCGGCGCGGTACATAGCGGATTCACTGTCCATCGGGCACCTTCACTTTGTGTCCCGTCATCGGGAAGATATGCTGACAGTTGGGGCACTGCACGCGCCGATGCCGGTTCGTCGTGCCTCCGGTGCGGTCCTTGTTCTTGCCATACGTCGATGGCGGCGGATGTTGCGCGAAGTAGCGCTCCAGTTCGCCGGACGTCCATCGCTCGGCGATGGCCCGTTCCAGGACGCGGTCCCGCAGGTCGAGGTCCTTGATCCGCAACAGCATCTTGTGCGTGATCCAGGCCAGATGCGGCGCGGCTGGGCCCTCGGGGAAGGCTACGGCTACATCGTACAACGCGTGCAGGTGACTGCGACTCCGGCCCGTGATGCGGCTGGACGCCTTGAATCCGGGGTCCAAGGACCACCCCTGACCCCGGACCAGCCAGAAGCCTAGGTCCCAGGACGAGACGTCGTTGCGCCGCGCGTACATGCGGCCTTCTTCTTCCCACGCCGCGAACGACGGGCCAGGGTCCGGGCGCATCATCCTGGCAGAACTGAGCCCGGCAACGTCGGACCCGGATGCCGGGGCCACTCCGGCGGCAGCGGCATCCACTCCACGATCCGGGCCGTCAGCGGCGCGTACTGCACGCCGTTGAACGTCAGGAATTGGCCGTGGAGGTCGCTCCACACGGCGACCGCGACGAACAGCTGGTTGGTCCGGCGCGACCAGGCCTTGACCAGCACCGGGTCGGCTGGGCTCGGGCCGTGGGGAATCGAGTGGGCGTCGTGCCAGACCAGGATCGGTGATTGGAGCCAGTCGGCGTGTCGAATCGGCAAGGGTTCGGTAGGCACTCACTTATCCTCCGTGGGGTCATGCTTGGCCACCTGTGCGGCCCGTTGAATCAGGGCGCATGCGGTGCCAATCAACCGGCGGTACAAGGCCTCTTCGCTGAAATTCTGTTTTTTCGGAGGGGCGCCCCCGGATGTAAAGATGATTTCCTTGTCCGTCACCGCATCGAGAAGCAGGCGCACTTCGTTGTCGGTGTACGGCCCGTTGGCCTCCATCTCGGTCAGGACGTCCATCCAGACACGCGTTGGGATATCCATCAGTACTCAACCCATCCCTGCGGCGTTTTCTTGACGCCTTGGGCTTTCAGTTGCCTGGGCGTCATCGCCTCGTACTTGGCGATCATGTGCTCATTCGTACACAGGTAGACTGGCGCGGACGCGGCTTTCGCGGCGGGCTTCTGCGGAACGGCTTTCAAACGGCGCCTCGGTGCCGGGGTGGGGGCGGGTTTCTTGACCTTGCGGGGTGGGCGGGGCAGCACGGGGCGCGGCGGGCGTTCGGCGGCCAGCGCGGCAACGTGCGGGTTCGTCAGGGAGGGGATGTCCGACTTCGCGTGGCGGTGGCACGTCAGGGCGTAGCCGGGGGTGGCGGGGTCGGGCGGGCCGTAGATGTCGTAGGCATCGGCCTGCTCGGGGGTCATGTCCTCGATGTCCATCGAGGCGGGCATCCGGAGGGGATAGCGCCGGGCCACGCGACGGCAGCCGGGGACAGCACAGGTCGGCTCCTCCGTGGAGCGCGGCGGGGCTGTCATCGGATGCGGGGACTGCAAGGGATGGTTGCAGTGCCACGAGCACCACTTGCGGTACGAGGACACCACGGTGCCATCGGCGCGGGTGTAGCGCGAGCCAAGGGAGCGCGGGGCCGTACAGTTGGGGGCCTGGCACGGGGGGCGGTCATCGAGCGTCAGGGGGCGTCCATGCATATGCGGCATTATGCACCGTAGTGGTGGACGTGTCAACCGGGGAATATGTGGAATAAGGGGGGCGTTTCCGATTCGGTCTTCGCCCCCTACCCCCCCCCGCCACCCCCGGACCGCCCCGTTCCTTTTCTCTTTCTTATTCTATATATACCATTTTTACATTAAGTCTTTAAAAAGAAGAAGAAGGGAGGGGAAAAAAGAAGGAATGTGGGGGGGTCCGGACGGGGGGAGGGGGGTGTAAGGTTTGTGGGAAACGCCCCCCATTTACCGAAGGCACCCGAAGACCCCCGATTTTGCCGTAAAACTCAGGGTTTCGTGAAACTGCCTTAGGAAAATCGCGAATTGTGGGGGTAAAAATCCAGGCGTTTCAGGCCTGTCCGGGAGTGATATACCCCAGAACGGGCTGGTCATCGACCAGTGACCAGTGCCGGATTTTTGCTTAAGGTCCGAGGCAGGTGCTAATGGTGTACCGGGCGCCGCGACGGCCCCGGACGCAAAAACGGTCACCGGTGGGTGACCCCAACGAACGGACACCGCATCATGGCACGCGCCACCACCCGCACCCGCACCACGACCACGACCCCGGCCATCATCGACACCACGCCCGACGTGTCGGTCGACGTCGCCACCCCGACCGCCGTCGTCATCGCCGACCCCGTCGACGTCGTCGCGACCACGGCCGACGTGGTCCCGTTCGCCGACGGGTACCGGTTGGCGGTCGTCACCGCGACCCGCACGGTCGGGGACGCCGTGGAACCCCGGTTCACCCCGGACATCGTCGCGGCGTTGACGACCGCGCCGATGATCGCCATCGCCGCCGGCATGGACGCCGTCCGCGACGTCGTCCGGACCCCGGCCGACATCGACGCCGCCGTGACCCGGTTCGACGCGGCGGCCGCCGCGTACCACGTGCCGACGTCCGCGACCACGGTCAACGTCGGGCGGTACACCGGCCGGAAAATCATGGACGGCCAAAACGTGATGTACGCCATCGCCGCCATCGTCGGCGCACCCGACGCGGCCATCGCCGTGGCGTGGCGGGCGGAATGGCCGGGCGCCCGGTGCAATTTCGCGGTCCGCAACGACCACGTGACCACGACGCGCCCCGTCGTCAACCGTGGCGCCCATGGGTGGACCAACGGACACGGCGGCACGGCCGACGTGGTTCGCGCGTGGGGTGGCCCGTTCCGGTGCCACGACGTGAAACCGAACGCGTAACCGTTCGGTGACGGGTGGGGGCCGCGCGGCCCCCGCCCATGTTCAACACGTAACCATCCGGTGATCCATGCCCACCCCCGTTCCCGACCACGCACGTCGTGTTTACCGTCATCGATGCCGATGGCACCACCACCAAATCGTTCCCGACCACCGATGGCACGTTCGCCGCATATGGCGCCATGGCCGAATGGGCATCCGAACACGCCGCAGCCCGTGACACGTTTGTCACCGTGGTGTCTCCCATCGGGATCACGTTTACCGTGCCCAATCCGTACAATTACCGATGACCCATTCGGGCGGGGGCCGCCCCCCCCGCCCATTCCGCAGTCCACGGAGCGCCCATCATGAAGATTCAGTCCCCCGCAGTCCCCGGTCGCGCAGGCGACGGATGTCTCTCGGTCCTCTTCCTTGCTGGCTTTCTGGTCGCCCTCGGCCTCGGGATACTCGCATGAGCGACCAGTACTATCAGCACCTTGCCGAGGGCATGCAGGCCGCCGTCGAAGCTGCTCAGCGCAGACACGCGCAGATGAGAAAGGAGATGGCCGAGGAAGCCGCAGAAGACGAGGACCTTGGCGAGGACGACCCCGCCTGCCGAGATCCCCGAGCGTAGGACAGGAGCGAGCCCGCAGGGGCTCGTTCTTTCGCGCTCACAGCCAGGGAAAGCTCTTCCTGGGTGCAGGCACCGCCTGGATTAGCGCAGCGACAAGGCCCAGCGCAGCCACAGTCAGCCGCAGCGCTTGCCCAGCCACAGCCAGGGAAAGCTTCCCCTATCGCCAGCGCCGTTCAGCCCCTCCAGGACGCGCGATGCGCCGCCCGTACGCCGGTATGCGCCCCGTGCCGTTCGTCGCTCCAGGACGCCCGCAGATGCCCGCAGGCCACGCCTTCCCGGCCGTCGGCCGACACCCCGACACCCCGCCCCGCGCAGGGAAAGCTCTCCCTCCCGACCAGGGAAAGCTCTCCCTCGGCGCCGCCGCAGCGCGTGGAGCGACGCCTCCGCAGTCCACCTGAGGAACAGCTCTGCCTCGGCCGCAGTCGGAGGGCAGGAGCGAGGCCTCGGCGACGAAAGAAGCGAAGCCTCGCGGGAAAAGTCTTGGGTCCGCCGCTGCCGCCGCGTCGGAAACTTTCTATCTAAGCTAAGTCTAGATTCAGGGAAAGCTCTATCTTAGTTAGGTAACCAGCGCTACCAATGCGTAATCGAGCGTTAACGTATAGAATATTGTTCAAAGTGGTGAGTTAACGGTGTTAACCGAGATTATGCAGCCATCTGTTTTAGGAATGGCGGTTAAATAGGTTACTACGTTCCACGTGGAACAATCGGTGTGGTACGGATGAGGTGGATGTTCCACGTGGAACAATGATGGGTAGGGCTTGTTCTGCAGAAGCTGCCTGACCATCCGTGTTGGCAGGGGGGGGGGGGGGGGGGGGGGGGGGGGGGGGGGGGGGGCGG